GGTGGGTTATGGAGGTGGTTGGTTACATGGTCTTGGTGGTATGGTTTATGTGGTGGTATGGGCATGCTATTGCTAGTGTTATGCATGGTAGGGGGATAGGGTTATAGGGGGTATAATAGTGTAGCTTGGTTGCATTGGTTGGAATGGTATGCATGATTGCTAAGGTAATTAGTATTGCTAAGGTATTTAGTTTGGTCAATGAGTTACGCATTATTAAAAAATCTAATTTGCTCAAAATAAGTACTTCTCTGCATGGTTGGTACTATGATATCAAAATTGATTTGAGTGTCTAGAATCGTCTTAAAATGCGAAATAGACTTATTGGCATTGGCTTGTATATATTCATTAATTAAATCAAAATGTGGATAACTTTTTATTAATTATATTAAATTATTTTGCTGAATCAAAGTATATGTATATATTTGCTATGCAATCGGGGGTTAAGCCCTACTGCAATAAGGTGGGTTCTCAATCATGTTTCAAAACTGATTAATGCTGAACCCGATGATGCGAAAATTGACTCACAATTTAGTAGCACTATATATCATCTGCCGAGCCTATAAGCACCCCAAACCAATCACCATCACTAGCTTGAGGGTATATAAAGAAGCTAGGGAAGTAGTTACCACTTACATAGGTAGCGTTGACCTCCAAATACGGAATCCGATATTGCGACCAATGGAATAGCAGTAATTAAGTAGTCTTAATTTTAATGCCCCCACGCTCTACGATAGCCACACATATTAACCAATAAAATTTAATACCATGAACAGCTACGAACAAAGTTTATTTAGCAATTTACTAGATGTAAATTGGATGATTGAAGAAAACAAATCAAATAAAGATTTAGTAAAGTACCTAGAAATTGCTTACCACAAAATCCAAGATGATTTGAGAGAATCAATGGGTGACAAGGAATACAGAGAATATATTAGAATGGGCAGAGAAATGTTTGCTCCTGCTAAAGGTTAACTGATGAGGCCTAAATGGCCGAAATGTGCATCCACAGCGGATGTGCATCTTAACCAATTAAATTAAAAAAATGAACTACACAAATTTTGAATTCTTATTAGAATTAACACGCAAGCGCATTACTAAAGATGTAATGACCTCTCTTGACATTGCTGAGCTATTAGAACCTTATTCAGACGCTATTAGAGAGTTAATTGAACTTAATAATGGCGATGAAACAATGGCTATTAACACCATGTCACATGATTTCCTTGGATTAAAATCTAAAGATGAAGATTTCTTACCTAGATTAAAATTAAATAACCAATTAAATTAAAAAAACTATGACACAGACTGAAAAATTTCAAATGTTTATTGATGCTCTTATTAGACAATATGAAGCATTTGAGGACAAGCAAAGTACCACTGCTCAAGCGATTAAAGCAGTAATTGATTTTGCTCAAGGAGTACAAAAAGGTTAACTGATGATGGCTTGAATTAGCCGAAACGCCTGCGGGCGTCTTAACCAAAAAAAACTATTATGCAAAAAGTATTTACTACTAGTGGTAGACGCATTAAGCGTTCCCCATCTAGCTATGAGAAATTTATTAATGCTCACATTCAGTTAGGCAAAGATTTCAAATCTGCTTATAATGAATGGAAGCTGTTAAATGCTCGTATTCAAATCAATTCACTTAACCTTCAAAATTAATTATTATGTTAGTTGAAATCAGAGAAAAATCAGTGTACGGAAATGTGCTTTTATACCCGTCAAATGAAGTAGCACAAACCTTTGCTAAATTGCTAGATAAAAAGACCTTCTACCACAAGGAACTTGAACTTATCAAAGCATTAGGGCATGAGGTTAAGATAATTAAATTATGGTATTAAATTTTTAAATATTAAACTAAACAAAATGAATTATTCAAAATTAATGAGTCTAAACCCATGTAAATATGGTGAAATTGTCAACAATCAAAAGCAATTGATTGAATTTTATGAGCATCCAATTTACGGACAAGACGAACCTGTGATTGCTGTCTGTCATGAATTAGGTATAGCAAAATCAACTGATTTTTTTGAATTAGATGATATGGTTGCTAGTCATGGAGAATATACTCCGATGTTTATAGATGGTAAGATTGTATACGGATATCAATTAATATAACGAGGTTAACTGAGGATGGCTTAGATATAGCCGAAACGGAGTAAGTTCCCCTGCTTACCCGTCTTAACCATAATGTGGAGTCACCACATAAAAAACTGCACTATTATCATGAAAAGTATTTTTAACGACAATTTCTCAGCGCATTCTATTGATTCAGCAGAATCAAAACTAAGCCACATTTTAGCCAATTCTAGACAAGATAATGTCTTGGTCGAGTCCAAGGTAGTCCCAATGCAAGAATTGACCGGATTAAGCTCTAGAAGGGGTTTAGAGAATGCAATCATTTGCGAGAATCAAATCGTAAATGTGGTTTCTAATTCTTACGGACACCTGCCTAATGAGAAGTTCTTTTTAGGCGTGGAAGAAAAGTTGATTGATGCTGACATCTACTACCAACAGCGTAGTATTAACCGCGACAATCGTTCTTTTGTAGTGGATTATATCCTAGCTGATGACCGCTATAAAGTAGAGGTTAAAGGTGATAAGGATATCCTGCGTCCTATGTTGCGCTTTGTTAATTCTTATGATGGTTCATGCAAGACTAGTGGTTCATTTGGTTTTTGGCGCAAAGTATGTGACAATGGCTTACATGTAGCACAGACTCACATTGGTTTCTCTGTTAAGCATTCGGGTGCCATTGCTGATATCGTTATGCCTAAATTGGATACGATTGTTAGTCAATTCATGGACAACGAATTCTTTACATTGAAGCGCAAATTTGAGGTACTTGCTGAGCGTCCGGTTTACAATCTTGAGAATTATGTTAAGGTAACTGCCAAGAGTCTTGGAATATTCAAGTACGAAGCATCTGATAAGAATCCGGAGCCTAGTGCGAATGCTCGTTTCATCTTTGATGTAGTTGAGCGTGAAACTAGATTGCTTAATACTAATCCGAACCAATGGATTGTATACAATGCATTCAATGAATTAATCCATGGCAAATTGAAAAAAACTTTTGACCAACAACGCGTGTTAGATGAGAGATTGTTTGATACTATTTATGCAGGTTAACTGATGATGGAATGAATTTCCGAAACCACCTTCGGGTGGTCTTAACCAAAAAATTATAAACATGGAAACATTAACATTAACACCAATGGATTCTTATCGTGCTTGCTCAATCATTGAACAATTTTGTGAAGATGTGCCGACTCCTAGAGAAAAAGTAGAGGCATGGGCTTATCTTATCAAGACAGGTGATTGTTGGCGATTACAAGGCTTTTACGGGCGCTTTGCATCTCAATTAATAGAGAATGGCATTATCGCATCGGACGGCGAAATTTTGACTGATTTAGATAATTATTAAACTATTAAATTAAACGAAATGAAAAATTACAACTTTGATAAACTTGCCGCGTTCCTTCAATTAACTGCCGTTATTGTATCCATTATTTATGTAATTGTAAAACTAAATTAAAATGAAAAATAAAATCCTGCAATCAATTTACAATCTAGCTTATTATTTGGATGATAAACTAGATTACATTAAAACTTATGATTACGAAACTGCTCCTTATTGTGGTCATCATTACAATGGTCATAAAGGTAAATTCACCGCATCCGGTTATCATGAAGGTGATGGTGAATGCTATTGTAAATTTTTATATTGGGTAATTACAAAATCTACCGAGGATAAAACTTGGTATATGCAAACAAAAAAAAGATTCAATAAATATTATAAACGATTTTAAATTAAACAAAATGAAAAACAAAATACCAACGAAAGTATTAGAAGGATGGATAAGCAAACTTTTAGAAGAATTTGACGCAGATGAATTATTTAAGATGCTAGCAAACGAATGCGATAAAAAACAAACTGCATATCTGCATGACGCAATTAAAGACGAATTAAGGCTACATGATACATATGTGATACAATGTACCAACTTAAATGATAAGCTAAAATTCGAGGCATTTATGGACGATTACAAACCATTTTATAACGAACAATCTTTAATATTTTAAAATTAAAAATCATGGAAAACAAATTCGTAGTTGATTATGATAACAAAGTATTGACTTTGCATTATCAAGACCATATCTTTATGTTTGATTTAAATGCCGGTGACACAGGTGATTTTTGGCATGGATTTGAACTTAAAAATGGAACTAAACTAGATGTTAACTTTCATCAAGAAAGTGCAAATGATGAACCCTATTGCGAGATATGGGGTATTGGATATTTGCTTACTTGGGGTAAAGATGATGTCAGAGAATATTGCACCCAACAAATAGATAGTATTGATGAATGTGAGATTCTAGGTAATCCTATAAATTACTTTGGAGTGGAACCTATCAATATCCCATGGATGAATGCATTTGAATTAGATAAACAATTTACAAACTTTAAAATTAGATAAAATGGAAAAATACATTGACGCAACACCGAAAGGAACTTTTTACATTAATGAATTAGCCTGCGAGCTTGCTGATTTATTTATACAGCACACCTATGAACATACTACCGAGGTGATTTGGGAAGATGATGGTGATGGTGGTAGCAGGTACACTGAATTCATACAGGAACAATTTGATGCCATGCATGACAAGATTGAATCTTACTTATTAAGAAATCAATTGACTAAGGTTAACTGACGATGGGTAAATCCTTGAAACGAGCTAGCAATGGCTCGTATTAACCAAAAATAAAGATTATGAACATTGAACTTAAAAGTTTCAAGCACTATCAAAAGCTAAGTGATGAAACCTATTGCTTTACTGCTAATATCTATGTCAATGGTATTAAATGCGGAACCGCTGAGAATCGTGGGATTGGTGGCGAAACAGATTATTCTAGTGACAGAAGGATGGGTAGCGATGAACTTATTAAACAAGCCGAACAATATTGTCTTGGCTTACCTAGTGAAACATTGGTAATGGGTGACCGAACGATTACCTTGAACATGAATCTATGTAACTACATTGACAATTTTGTAGATGGATTGGTGAAAGCCAAGTACAAAGAAAAAGATGCTCAAAAACTGCGTAAAGAAATGCTTAGTGGCATTCTTATAGGCGATGACGAGAAGTACGCTAAAATAGGCTTCAAAATCCCTTTAAGCGATGTTATGGCAAAGCATCCGGAATACTTTCAGAAAACTTTAAAAGAAATGCTAGTTAAACATGGCAAAAATGGGAGCCGATTATTAAATACCAACATACCAAAACATTTTTTACCTAGTTAGGTTAACGAGGGGTGCGCATTCGTAAAACGCACATTTTTTTAAAAATTATGACTTATCCCTAACAGTGGGGCAAAATTTATTTTTTAAAATTTAAAACAAAAAAGTTACCATATTATTTAATCTATTTTGCTCAATTTAAAACAAACTAAATTTATAATTATTAAATTATCTAAAATGAAAACCATCAAAAAACTACAAAATCAAATCAAAGCTCTTAACAAAAAATTAGAACTAAACCAAGCTAAAAATGTCTACGCTGTAATGGGGAAGATTAAAAAATTAAAAGAACAATTGCAGGTAGAAATAGACAATCACAATTGGGAATCATATCTATCAGAGTAAATTAATTAAATTAATTTATTTTGCTGTAACCATAATGATACATATATTTGTCCTCAAACTAAAAAAAATAACTATGAAACTATTAATTAAAGAAACCTTAATTTTTGTATTTGAAATGCTGAAATTCTTTTTCATTAGCGTCCCGCTTGCTTGTTGCGTGTATTTTACGGCGCACCTTTATTTTGAATTTAAAAGATTATGCCATGGAAAAAACAGCTAAGAAACTACTATGCGAAACATTCTTTAAGATGTTTAAGAGCGAAGCTTTGCCTAACCTAGATATGGAAGATTTTATAGCCATGTGGCAAGCATTAGCCGATAAATGGGGAGTAATTAAATCCGATAAAGAATGGGATGAATTTGCAGAAGAGATTAACTGCGTAGCATCCAACAGAGAAAACTATTTTAACGAAATTTTTGATAAACATTTTAACAATTAAATTATGCAAAAAGAAACAACGACCCACTATTTGCACATGCAAGAAGATGGGCAGTACATTACTTTACAACTACCTTTTACTATTATGCCTAATGTAGGAGATTACGTTAGCTTTATTGACGAGATTGGTGAAACACAATTTTTGATAGTAAGTAAAAGATTATTTAATCAAGCAACCAACAATTTAGTAATAACATTAAAAAACATATAAAAAAAACAATTATGGCAAAGTATCAATTAATGGAAAAAACAGAAAACAATGGAGAAGTATGGTATTACATTCTAAAAGAAGATGGATTTTCAGTAAAAAATAGTTGGACAATGAAATTAGAAAATGCAGAAGAAATGTTTGAAGAAATTAAAAAAGGTAAATCTACTGAACCTATTATTAAAACATTAAAAACAATAGAAGTAAATGAAGACTAAACAAATTAGTGTATCAGAATACGCATCTAAAATTGACCCAAATCATTTTAGAGCAAATAGAAAAAATCCTAATGCACAATTATCACAGCAGGCAATTAAATATAGATTGAATCATAACATGCATTTGCCAGAAGTATTGAAATATAATAAAGTAGGCAAGGTGCATGTTTTAACCGTAGATGTAAACTTTTAAATTAAACAAAATGATAAACACTGAAGATGTTCTAGGCAAACCAATAGAAGTTGCTAACTTTACTACTTTTGCAGATTTCACCCCATTTGAAAGGCAGATGATAATGGCTGAACTATATCATAATGCATGGTATGACCAAGAAAGATTTGAGGAAATGTATGAACTTTATAATCAATGGGCTAATAACCCCGTTAAGGAATGTAAATTTATAATCCCCGAAAATAATGATGATGAAAAATAAATATGAGATAGGACAGAACTATATTCTTAACTTAGAAAATGAGCAGTTAAGAGAAAGAATAAAGGAATTAGTCGCTCAGTTTAATGAATTAAAAAAGAAATATGAATCCAAAGAAAGAATACCAATGGCACAGAGCAAAGGGGAAAATGCAGTTATTCAAGAATAAAGTATCTATTAGAGAATATAATTATTATGATGCGTATAATCGTAGAAGAATGTTACGGATATGGGATGCAGAAGTTAAGCCCAATGGTAAAGATGAATATTATTTAATTATTAAGCCTAATTTAGACTAATAATATCTATATCTCCTTCGGGAAGTAAATCCAATTCTTTTATCATTACAACTTCCATGTTCTTAAACTGATTGAGAACTTCAAGTAAAGACTCGGCATAGACCAATTTAGTTAGGTTTATGCCGTTTTTTTTGAAATATACTCGGTATGCTCTCATTTACTGCCGTCTTGAAGTGGTTCGTGGTCAGTAGATTGGTCAATTCTTCTATATCCTTCTTTCCATAATATCTTAGTTAATGTAACAGACTTTCTTATAATCATTTCCTCTGAATCTTTTGGATTCAATATATGCAAAAGTTCATGTATTAAAACTTCAAGGTGTTTCTTTGATTTTAGCCTACTATCAATTTCTATAATACCATCACTTGAGGCTATGCCGTAGGCTTGTTCCTTCCCTAGTTTTCGGTATATAATTTTGATGCGTGCCACATTAAACAATTTTTCCTTTAAAGATACGCTTATTGTTGAATTCAAAGTCTTCGCCGTTGGTATCAAGTTCTACTTCAGCAAAACCATGATTCCACTTATTTAGAGGCATATAGGCGGGGTGTAATTCACTTAGGCAACCCAATGACCATGTAGTTACCATTTTGCCCGTAAGGGTCGGTTCTGTATGCTCGGAGGTTTGATGATTATGCCCTTGGAAAGTGCTGACCTTTGCTTTAAGGAATAATCCTCTAGCTGGGTTTACGGGAGCTGATATACCACCTACATATTCGTGACCATGAATTCCCCAAAGGTTATTTAATTTCATTGGTCTTTTATCTCCTATGATTTCTATGCCTCTGGCTCTTGCCTTAATGATATTTTCAAATTCAAACTCTTCTATGCCCACTAATTCACCGGCTTTCTCGTAAAGGAAATGTTCGTATCGTTCCTCGTGGTTTCCAATTTTGAAATATATTTTGCACTTTAATTCCTTCTCAAAGATATCAAACAAGGCTTTGAATGTATCTAGTTCTAGCTTGAAGTTTCTTTTCTTGGGGTCTTTGATGAATCTGCTAAGTCTATGGCAGTCAATGGTATCTCCATTTAAAAGTAAAGCGTCAGGTTTACTTTTCTTGGCATAATGTAAAGCTGCCGTTATTGCATCTATGCTATGGTATGGTACATGAATGTCCGAAAGGATTAAAACTTTCTTATGCCCTTTGAAGATGTATGGTTCAAATGCTGTTTCATCTGATTTAGGAAGATTGTAAGGATTGTATGGTCTAGCTTCGGCTTTTATAAATTCACTATTTTGGATAGTTTTTTTTGACCTATGTATGTTTCCATTTTTACCTTCAATGTATCTTAAAGAAGACCTAGCCCGTTCTTCATTTATGAATGTTAGATTATTTTCTGCGTACATTATCCTAGCTAATTTCTTAGTAGGCATGTCGGGGTGTTTGGCTCGGTAGGTTTTTGCGATTAGGCTGTTCCCGTTGTTGGATGGCATATATTTTATTTGTATGGAGAATAGTGTGGTTTTCCATCAACTCTAGTCGCCTTTAAAATTTGTTTTCTTTGCTTACCGGTACTTTCATAAGAAACATGAACCCAATCTGGGTTTTCATTGGTACCAAATTCCCAAATTAATTGGTCAAATTCTAAATTATCCTTGATGTAATTAAATACCATTTTATTGGTAACCCCATTTGCACTACCATCCATATCAATATCAATAGCCTCACCTGTGCTATGCTGTGATGTGGGTGATGCCCCTTTCGTGCAAGCATTAAGTTCTTTAGACCTATATCCCGAACTGATGTGAATAGGACAACGAAAATTGTTTCTTATTTTTTCAAATACATTTTCTGCTAACAATTTAAAGTTAGCTATATGTTCCTCTGTTGGCATGTTTGATATGCCTTGACGCTTGGCAGTTTCGCTACGAATTACTTCTGCTAAGTCTAAGTGTTCTGAAAGTTTCATATTATCTTATTTGGATGTAAAAAAAACATATTAAAACTGCCCATAAAAATGTAGCAAAAATAAATAATTTTTCTTCGTAATCTTTTTGTTTATTATGCTTCATTTTTTTTCCATATTTTTTCAGCTGCGGTTAAGCCTAGACAAGCTGCTGCTAATCCAGCAATAGCATAAACAAGAGCTTCAGAAGGAGCTTTGTTTAATTCGCTAAAAGAATTATGATATGTTGTAACGCATAAAGTTATAGTGCAAATAAAACCACACAATCTCTTCATGCTTAATCTATTATTATCTTCAGTAAAAAATTGTTTCATTTTAATTTATTTTTATATTCTAATACTGCTAATCTTTGCTTAATTTCTGCCCTTTCTGTTGCTGCTGCTTCTTTTATATTAGTCATTCTTTCAACTATTTCCATTTTCATATCTGCTCTACTTTGTGCCGCCGCCGCTCTGATTGCTTCCATTTCAATCGTTGTACCCTGTGGCGGGATAGCTTTATTTTCAGCAGTTACTACAACCGCAACTTTATTATTTAAAATAGTTATTTGATTATTTAAAGTGCTTACTTGGGTAAGTAACCAACCAATAGCCGAAACACAAATAGGCAATAAGACAAAGACTAGCTTTTCAACTAACCCACCCTTGCTTTGGTTTGCAGCTAATTGATTTGATATTTCCTCTTGTGTCATTATTTTTTAGGTGTTTTTGGTTTTACAGATTTAGCTTTTGGCTTTACTTCTGCTACTACTTCTTTTTTCTTAAAAAAACTTATGATTTTATTTATTAACTTTTTCATTTAAAATAATTTTTTATATAAGCCTAAGCTTATTTGATTTGTGGTAAAATTGAGGATGTAAACCTCATTCTGTTTCTTGTAATTTAAACCAACTCCTGCCCCTATCTTATTATCAAAACGTCTAATATCACCTATTAGCCCTATAAAAAGCTCATTCTTAGGCTTGTGGTAGATGTCCTTAGTAATTGTGATGGTTTTTTCGGAAAGATTGGCTACATATGACCTTCCTATGATTCTATTTTGTGTAATAGTATCTTGAATATATACGCTGTTATCTGCATTTATCTGTAAAGTATCTGAATAAGCCTTGATTGTATTGTAGTCATTGACAATGTAAGTAGTGTCATGTACTTCATCAATTTGGTAGAGAGTATCTAAAACGACAAAAGGGATGTCATTCCCTTTCTTGTATTTTTTTATTGTATCGTGCTTTATTATTGTGTCTATCTTGGTGATAACTTTAGTGCCACCTCCTCCATTATTAGGGGCTAAAACAAAAAATAGCACCACAACGATAAGCGCTAAGATTAATATGTTTTTAATTGTTGCCACGTTTTTTTATCTCCTTAAACTTAAAATAATAATACCTTATTGCAAACGAACCAGAACAAATACCAATTAAACTAGCAACTAAGCTAATATATGGCTGAATTGTAGTCATAGATACAGCAGCACTTAATAAACTTACAGATGCAGATACGTCAGCCAATGTGTTATTTCCCATGTCAAATTTTTACCAAATATAGCCAATAATTAAATAAATTTACTTATATTGTCCACTTTTTTTCCGGACAAGCGTCTGCTCCTACCGGTGAGAACACCTTGGCGCTCGTAGTACATCCACATTTGCCACAATAATCGCGTATAGTAGATTGCACCCAAAACTCACAATTAGTACATATTCCAAGCCTTTGTTCAGCTATTATCTTTTGCTCTTCTGTTGGATTAAAAGCAGTCGCATAGGATATTAAAATTTCTTTTAGTTTGTTCATTTTTTAAAGTATTTTTTATAGTAGTTTTCGTTAAATTTGAAAGCATTTATATTAATGTACTTGTAATATTTATCGTAGGTATCTTCTAATTCTTTTGATGTTATTGGTTTTAATGGTTCTGTTGGAATATCGCCTGATGCTTTTTTATGGTTTTCAAAATTGTCTGGATTGTCTATATCACCACTTTGTTTATGCCCAGCTACCTCTGATGGGTCGCCCCAATTAAAGCAATAAGATGGCAAATAATCTTTATTATGCTCATCTAACTGACCTTCATCTCTTAGCTTAGTGTACCAACTTAAACCTTCAAATCCTGTTTTATCCACTCTAAAGCCTATCTCCCTTATTTTATCCATTTTAATAATAACGCTAGCTTCCATTGTATTCATTACCAATTCAAGCTTATCTTGTGTAGCAAAAAAGCTCATCTCTGGCTTCCACGCATCTTTACCATTAGCCTCTATGCCATCTACTGCTTGTTGCAAATGCCATGGAAGGTAAATATCATCATCATCTGCTAGCATAAAATAATCACCCGTAGCATGAGTAACTGCATCTCTACATATTTGCCCGCGATTCTCGTATGGATTACCGGTTAGATAGTCTATATCATTATTAATTATAATTACTGCTGGGTCTTGAAAAGCTAATTCATACGGATTTTCTTTATCAGTATTAAATATTATTAACTCTTTATTTGGATATGTCTGAGCATAAAACTGTGATAATATTCTTCTCACGCAATAATACCTTCTGTAGCTAGTACAAACAAAACTTACTTTTTTCATTAATTGTTTTTTATATTAAATGGATAAAAATTAAGGTCATGGTTTTCATAATTTGCATTAGGAAAATCTATGCCTTCTATTGGTAAAGAAATATGGTTTAATCCGACTACTCGACAATCTTTTCTTAAATATGTTAACTCTAAAGTATTTGGATAATTGTTTTCGCCAATTGGTATAAAACTATGGCAATTATTATTTTCATGAACATGAACAATATGGTGCGTTTTACTTAAATTTTTAAGACCTTCCAAAACTGCTGGGTTGGTAAATATATCATGCACTTCAATAACAATTTGTTTTATATTATTTAAATAATTTACAAATTCAGAACTTAATAGATTCCATTCCCCTCCTTCTATGTCTAATTTTAAAAATATATTTTTGTAATTTTGTACATATTCTAATAAATTATTTGTACTATCAATGTTTTTATTAATATAAATCATTTTATCTGGGAAACAAATATGATTAAAATTTTCAGAATCAAAGATTACGCCATTTATATTATATTTTTTCATAAAATCATATTCAAAAGAAATATCTGGACCAACCCCTCCTGATATTATAAAGTCATAATCATATCCATCAACAATAACATAACCACCATCCCTATTAACACCTAGTCTAGTTTTAGCATTAACTGGATTGTGCATTATTAAATTTTCAAGTATAGCTAAATCATTTTTATTTATATGCGTTCTTATTTTTTCATAAAAATAAATCATCTTAACATTTTCTTTATTATAATGAAATGGCGCTGTAAAACTACTTGCCCAGCCTCCATGATACCCATAACAATAATAAAATATAAGTTTTTTATTTAAATTATTATTCATTGCGCCAGCTAGATGTGATGTCCCAGTATCACCGCCTATGTAATATTCGCAATCTGCTAGATGTTGTAAATTATCTTTGAAATCATTTGATATTTTAAACCCATTTATTGAAATATTTTCTGGCAAATAATCTTTTATACAAATATATTTTTCATAATCATTAAATTTTTCGCTTGAATAATCATTAATAATATCTTGTAAAAGTTCGTTAGAGAAGTTTCTTTCTGTATTATAATGAGCATCTATTAATGGGAATATACATATTTTTTTCTTTAAATTATAATTTGAAGACATCTCAATTAAATCAAAATGATTTTCTCTAAAACTCCAAATTTCAACAAACCCTGCAAAGTCATAATTACCAATACTTTTGGAAATATAATCCGAATTTTCCATTATAAAATCTCTAAATATTCTTACATAATCTTTATCATTTTGCAAAGCTGAATCAGGAACGTAAAACTTTATATTTGGATTATTATTGACTTTTCTCATATACGCCAATACATTTAATGTTGCAATTAAATCACCCATTTTTAACAAGCCACCAAACTGATGACCTTTTATATTAATAACAACATCGCCATCCTTATATAATTCATTTACTAATGACATAACTATAGCCCTTTATAATTTGTATTTATTTCTAATAAATCTTGTTTTTCTTTTAGCCATGTTGCTGACCCATGATGCCAAGCAAAATCTCTTAATTCTTGTAATGAGGCATTTGATTCAATATTTAATTTTTTTAATTTATTATGAACTATTGTATCGTCAAAATCAATTGTACAATCTAAGCCTATATATTCTTTTAAATATTTACTAAAAAAATTAGGTCCAAGCCATGTATAGGAAATATTATTATAAATATGTTCTAACATAGGATGATTTTTTTTAAAACCAAATAATGAGTGGCAAATGGTTGGGTCATTATCCCAATGATTAAGATGTATATAGCCGTCTTTGTCATCTAATTTTAACTCAGAAAATGGCTTAAATACTTCATAATCACAATCTACATGCAAACCCCCATATGCATAAATTATATATAATCTCATTACATGCGCTATATTTACCCAATCTTTATCTTTTAAAAATTTATTTTTTAATTCTACTAATTTTTCAGGCAATTCTGGTAAATTATCATTATCCCAAAATATATATTCATAATCTGGGTTCATTTCTTTTACTTTTTGAGAAAGCATTTTATCTCTTTCTGTAATATGATATGGACCAATCCATATTTGATGTATAATTTTTTCCATTATATTAACTTTGATTTTTTTTCTAGTTTTTGAATAATTTCATAATATTTTTTAGATGCAGTGCCTTCTTTAATTTCCAAATTTTTATTATAAGGAAGTTCATTCATGTAAAGTGCTTTATAAAATAATCCACCTGCTGCGTCTGTGACCCCAGCGTTGTGGAAGATATTTAATCTATCCCAATCAGCTTCTGTACTTGTTGCCCATGCAAATTCTAAATCTGGGTGGCAAATGCTTTCGTAGCCTAATTTCCAGCCATTCCAAAGTACGGCCCACATATCTGAACACCATATTTGTAGTTCATGGTATGATGGATTTGCTGCTTTCTTTTCGTTGTTTATGTCGGTAATTTCTTTGAATAATCTTTCGCAATCTTTTTCTACATTAGCCCAAAATTGAGCGTTGATTCCTTTCATTAAGTATTGAGCGCCTATTGCATTTAGTTCGTTATCTTTTACTAATTGCTTGTCTATGTCTACTATCTCGCACATTTTATCTAATATGTCTTCTCCTTTGGAAATTATGTAGTCATGTCCTATGTACCATCTGCAATCACTTCCGTACCATTTATTATCTTGAAGATATTGTTCCCAATTTATTGGTTTGGTAAATACGATATCGCAGTCATGATAAAGTACGGCTTCATTCTCTATTTCCGGATACTTTGTAAAGTGTTGCTTTAATATGTTGGGACGGATGGAAGAAATGTAATGTCTAGTTTCTCTAGTGTCATCATAAAAAAAGAATCTAGCAGGATAGCCATTAGCTAGCTTGCTGTATTCTTCTGGGATTTCGGCGTTCTGCTTCCAACAAACAATATCTACTTGGTTAAGATTGATACCCATTTCAATAAAGTTATTCAACATTGTTTCGAGTTGCCAAGAATAATACTTTATTGCGGGCTGAGCGCAAATAAATCTTAGGTTCATACTTTTTTTAGCAAAGTTATTTAATTAAATTAATAAACCTAATATTCTTTGTAAGATTTTTCTTCGGTTAGTTCTGAGCCGTACTTGGCGTTGATTTGTTTTTTCATGATGGCTCTGACATCGTTTAATTGGTAAACCTCTCTAGCTAGTTCTACGAACTTTTCTCCAAAGTCTTTTTTGTGTTCGTGTTCTCTTAGATGGTCTTCTACTGCCCATAGTTTTTTGTTTATGGAGTATAGCTCTTGAACTAAAGGGTCTATTAAAATGACTGAGTGTTTCTTGTGGAGGGCGTTTTTTACCATTTTCCACTCTTTATCTATGTTTATAAGCTTTTCTGTATCGTGTATTAAAAGCTTTTTTATGGTTAGGATGGTATATTTGTCCACCACTTCACCGATGCTGACTTCTATTTTCATGGGCCAAAGATAAGATTTTTACCATTAATCATTAATTTAATTAAATTAATTACTACTTTTACAAAAATACTACTATGCCTACAAGCTACCCTCTCTACAAAGATTCTGTCCGAAATTGGTTTCTGCAAAATGTCCCCTTAGATACTACTATATTAGATATTGGAGCAGGATGTGGTACTTATAGTGATTTGATTCGTGGTTATGGTTATAAAATGGATGCAGTAGAAATATGGGAACCATACATAAACCAATATGGGTTAAAGAATAAGTATGGGTGGGTTTATGAAGAGAATATCCTTAAAATGCCCTTTGATGTACTTGGAGCCTATGATTTTTATATATTAGGTGATGTTTTGGAACATTTGTCTGTGGAAGATGCCCAATGGCTTATGAATTTTTTAAAGATAAAAGGTAAACAATATCTTGTTGCTGTTCCTTATGTAATGGAGCAAGGAGAGCATGAAGGCAATGTCCATGAAACCCATTTACAGCCTGACCTTACGCCTGAAATAATGCTAGAAAGGTATCCTGATTTAGAACTGCTTTATGGCAATAATTATTATGGTTATTATACAAATAAAAAACAAAAACATGAAAAAGCTTATGTCCTTTATGCTGATGATTCCTATTATGACCTTGTGGATGCTTGTTGTCGTTCCATTAGAAATTTTAGTGATTACCCTATATATGTTTATATGCTTAATTCTTCTCAAAAGGTGAATGTGGCAAATACCATTACTAAAAGATGGGATTGTGATGTAATCCACTTAAAGAAAAGAAATGACTACATAGATAGAGAAGATAAGCAGATATATAAGCTATTAATTGAAAGACCTAAAATTGTACGAGATGCTTTGAAATATGCTGAAGTTGTGGCTTATGTGGACACAGATAGTGTAGCTAGCCCATATGTAGATAGAATATTTGATTATTATAATGGCGCAGATATTTATCCGTTCTTTACAGCTGGTATTTATGATTATCTTATTATTAATGGGCGTGGTGGTGCCGCTAGTAGAGATGAAATGCATACTACTCTTGAGTATGAGGCTTGTAAATTATTTGATGTGGACCAAAAAGAATCAAGAGAAAATTATAGGCAAACAGGATATTTTGTTTGTGGTCAAAAGTCTATATGGTTTTTAGATGAATGGGCGTGGATGTGTAACCACCCTAGAATATTAGAAGATAATGCAAAATACGCGAGCTTCAATGAAGAATCAATCATGAATATTTTACGCTGGAAGTACCGATTCCATAGAGGTATGCCATTAGTTTATGTCAATGGATTACGCAAGGGGCTTGAGTTTAAAGGATATGAATACTTTATGGGTGAATGGTTTAAAGTGCCTGCACAAAAAGATGATTTACTTTTTTACCATGGAGAAAAAGATATAAATAAGATTAATGAATTTATAGAATATTTAAAATTATAATTATGACACCAAAAGAAAAAGCAAAAGAATTATTTGATAAATTTTTGATGGAAATTCCAAATAATGAAATGTCATTAGAATATGAAGCATCAAGACAATGTGCATTAATAGCAGCAGATGAAGTAATAAATACAATAATGTCAGTATATCAACCTGAAACAAAAGCATTTTGGTTTGAAGTTAAACAAGAAATAGAAGCATTATGAAGATAGTTTATTTAGCTCCTCACCTCAGCACAGGTGGATGCCCACAATTTATTTTAAAGCGTATTCAATCTTTGCTTACACATACCGAAGGGAATGAGGTTTATGTCGTTGAGTATAGTTATCATGGTGATGCTTATGTGGTACAAAGAAATGCCATAAAGCAATTGCTTGGTAAGAATTTTGGCGCACATTTTAGTACAAAAGTAGAAATTGCAGATTATATAGGTCTTATCAATCCTGATATAATTCATATAGATGAAATGTCTGAAAGATTAGACCAACATTTGATGAAAGCTTTGTATAAAAATGATAGAAAATGGTATATCATTGAAACTTGTCATGATATTTCGTTTGTCCCAAGTACAAAGGTTTTTCACCCAGATTTGTTTATGTTCTGTAGCCCTTACCATGAAGATACATTTGCTGATTTGGAAAGTTTGTATGAAACAATAGAATACCCTGTTGATTTTAAAGTTATTGGTGGCAAAGAAAAGATTAAAGCTAAGATGCAATTAGGAATGGACTTGAACAAAAAACATATTCTTAATGTTGGTTTATGGACTAAAGGTAAAAACCAAGGTGAGATGCTTGAGATAGCTAAAAAATATCCAGAAATGATGTTTCATTCAGTAGGTAATCAAGCAGGTAATTTTGCAGATTATTGGCAGCCACTTATGGAAGATGTCCCACCTAATGTTAAGATATGGGGTGAGAGAGCAGATGTGGAATTGTTTATGACTGCGGCGGATGTTTTTATGTTTAATTCTACTTGGGAATGTAACCCATTAGTTTTGCGTGAAGCTATGGCGCATACGCTACCGATAGTGGCTAGAAACTTACCACAATATGGCGATATGTTTACCAAATACCTAGACCCTATTGATACAGATTTAAGAACTATTACTAGAAAATATAAAACTTCTAACGATAAAAATTCAAGAGCATTTGCCTTAAAGCATGAAAAAGCTTATAAGGAACTTATGAAGGTGCCAATTAGAAAACAGCAAGTATCTATCACGCAACACTTTGTCAATCAGCCATTCTTAGAGATTAAAGGTAATAGTGAGAGTGATTTTTTAGTTCAATTTTTAGACGAAAAAGGTAGTATATATTACCAAAATACGATAAAAGCAAACCATTGGGTACGATTAAATAGGCAGTGGTACACAAAATGGAGGACAAAAGTTTTCGAGGGGAAAGACTTGATTTACAATAGTACCATGGACTTGGAAGGTAAAAAAGTTTTTATAGCTATTGATAGCCGTAGTTTGGGTGATACGCTTGCATTTATTCCTTATTGTGAGGCGTTTAGGATAAAGCATAATTGTGATGTGATTGTGTCGACTTTTTGGAATAAAATACTAGATTATCCCGATTTGGAGTTTGTAGAGCCGGGGACGATGGTTAATTGTTACGCTATGTACATGTTGGGTTATTTCCATGATTCTGATAAAGAACCAGTACCTGCAAATAAAGTTCCACTACAACAATGCGCCTCGAACGTTTTAGGGCTAGATTTTGAGGAGTTGGTACCAAGAGTAAGGGTGAACAGAGAAAGGCTGGATTTGGGCAGATATGTGACAATAGCGACTAATTCTACAGCACAATGCAAGTTTTGGACAAGGAGCGGATGGCAAACCGTTATAAATTACCTCCATTCTAAAGGGTATAGGGTAATCAATGTTTCCAAAGAAGCTAACCCATTTGATAATTGTGAACCTATAGCCGATACTTCAATTGAATATACCATGCAAGTAATTGCAGGGGCTGACTTTATGATTGGTTTGAGTTCAGGGCTTAGCTGGGCAGCCTTTGCTATTGGTACCCATGTCGTGCTAATATCGAACTTTACAGCATCAGACTATGAATTCACTACAAAATGTACAAGGATTGTAAATACGAAGGTATGTCATGATTGTTGGTCAGAGCATAAGCTAGATTCTGCAAACTGGAATTGGTGTCCGCGAAACCAAAATTTCATTTGCCAAACGAGTATCACACCCGAAATGGTTATTCAGCAATTGCCTCTGTAACTTGAGCTTTGTCTAGGTCAATGGCTACTTTCTCAATAAATCCTAGTATTTCTTTACCATATTTAGTTGGTAATTGCTCGTTAGCATAGTTCATTAATACTTGAACTTGTTCTGCTGTTAATGATGGTACTGGTAATTGTTTAGTTTCTTGGTTCATATATTTTTATTTTTGCAAAGATACTTAATTAATTTAATTATCCAAATGTAGCTACAACCCTGCTTTGTTTAATCTTTCATTTAATTCTTGAATAGATTTTAATGGTTCTACAATTACCTTGCCATTATCATATGTTATATCTGTATTCATCATAAATTCATCTTTTCTTTCACCTATAACCATCCAAGATATTTCATCTGCTGAATTTGTATTTTGACTTTCTATGTAAATAATATTACCAATAACTTTCCCTTTTACTAAATCCCATCCGCTTTCATTTGTAGTAAAACATTGTACTTCTCTACATAATGCTTCAAAAGTACCATTAGTCATTGTAGATACTTCATCTATGTTAGCTTCTGCTTTACCATTTACTAAAGTAAGTTTGCCTCTATAAATCAAATCTGCTTGAGGTGATTCAACACTAATATGACGCAAATTATGCGTTTCTTTTAAATTTGGAAGGGGATGTTGTATTAAAAATGGTTTTGTACCAGCAGATAAAACTCCTTCAACTGATAAATTTCCTAAACCAGTTAACAATGTAGCTATTTTTAATGTATCATTAGTAAGTGCATATATACATACATTTGCAGTTGTATAAGGGAATATAAATTTTCCAGAATCATTAATTCTTATTCTTTCTGCTAAAGCATTTGCTGATGCACCATTTGGTTTTGTCCAAAAACTTAAAAATCCACCATATAATCCAGCATCTGTTAATTGTATTCTTGCTTGAGGATAGGTAAACGCACTTCCATACCCAACCATATCTATTTTAACTCCATTATTTGAAGTTAATCCTAATGTAGATTCTGATGCTCCTGAATTTATTGTTAATTTATAATCTGGAGTAATTGAACCAAGATTTGTATTTCCATCTCCTCTAATACTAAAATATGTAGTATTATTAGCAGCATTATTTACTCTAAATGCTACATCTCCTGTTGTAGTACCCCCTCTAACTATTGCACCATAAGAAGAGCCAGATGTTGTATTTGCCCAAAAACTACCAGCCCAGTTTGCAGCTGTACCAGTTACACTTAATTGGTCGCCTGTAGGAGTCATATTAATACCAATCGTACCAGTAGATTTAATAATCATTCTACCTGTATTATCTGTAGCTAATACAAAGTCAGTTGTATTAGCCGTTCCAATTGTACCATTATATGCACCTCCATTACCACTGCCCCATATAGTCCCTGTAGAACTAGCTACTGCAATGTTTAAATTACCGCCAGTATTTATTATTTCAGCATATTGGTAACCTGTTGTAGCTCCTGTTGAACTAAATATTTTACCATTATTAGCACTTGTAAATGTAGTTTGACCACTAACCAATAATGTACTACTAACCTTAGCTGTACCAGTTACTTCTAATTTATAACTACCACTAGGTGCTGCTCCTATTCCTACGTTGTTAGATGCGTCAGTTAGTATTGCTAAAGGAATTGTCCCTAATTTTTGTGTAAGCCCCATATTCTTTATTTTTTATTTGTAGCTACTTTGATTCTAGTTTGATTAATCTATTTTGTTATAGGTTTGGTTTAATTACCATTTTTTTGTTATTTCATCATCAATTTTAATCTGTATAAATATTACTATTATAAAAAATAGTATTAATAGTATTGCTGACATAATTTATTTGTTTTCTAGTTTGATTAATCTATTAGATAGTTCTTCGTTTTTAACTGATAGTTCTTGAATAGCCTTAGTTAATAAAGCAATCATATGTGGATACCCAATAGCATCTGGAGTGCCATCTACTGCATATTGAACAAATTCTGTTAAACCTAAATCGTGTAAATCTTCGGCTATTAAACCAGCAAATTGAATACCATATTCTTTTTCATTTTTACTTTTATAATAAACTGGTCTTAATTTCATTACTTCAATTAAGCCTTTGTCATAATCTATTATATCAGTTTTATATTTTAATGAGGAAATTGCTCTACCAAATGAACCATCACTATTTATATAACCATTTGCAGCAGCTGAAAATTGATTATTATAAGTTGGTGGTGAAAATAAATATCCATCACCTCTTACAATAAAATAAGATGTATTATTTGCTCCGTTTGCTATTTGAAAACAATAGTCGCCACTTCCATTTCCTGCTAATATCTTTAAACCATAAGAATTACCATTACCTGTATTTGCATTTCTAATAATCATTCCCCAATCTGCAACAGGTGCTAAATATGTATTGATTTGTCCATTTGATTCAACAGTCATTCTTACATCGTAATTTGAACCTGTACCAAATCTAACTTGTGATATTGCACCTAATCTTAATTTAGCACTTGAACCACCTGTTGCTAAAATGTCATTGTTTTCATTTCTTGTAAAAAACATTTCAGCACCACTTGATGTTAATTGAAAATTTCCTAAAGAACCAGCTAATTCAAATCTATAGGCAGGACTACTTGTACCAATACCTACATTACCTGATGAGGTTATGGTCATTCTTCTTGAACCTCCAGCACCAAATACTAAATTACCAGAGGCATTATTATTCCAAATTGATATACAACCTGCATCTCTACCATCATAACCAATATCTCCTACTTGAGTACCTGCCGAGTTTCTAAATGCTATATAATTATCTACACCTGTTGGAGTTAATCTTAATACTTCTCCACTTCCAGTAATAGTTGTAGTAGAACCATCATCTTGTATTAAGCTATTGCCTATGGTTGTACCTGTGGCTTTGAGAATATAATTGGTAGTGGTCAGTGGCGCAGTAGCCAAAATTGTGTTTAAACTCATCGTGTTTTATATTTATTTTGTAGCTACAATTTTTTCTAATTCAATTATTTTGGTATTCATCTCTTGAATAGCTTTTACTAATACAGGAACTATTAATGAATAATCTACTCCTTGCATTCTTTCGCCATCCTTTTCTCCAACAACTGCATAAGGTATAATCTCTTGTAATTCGTGTGCAATTACACCATCCATTCTATGTTCAGTATTCTTAAATTTAAAATCATAAACTTTAATAGCAGAAATCTTTTCTAAACCTTTTATATCTTTGAAATCTTCTTTAATTCTATAATCAGAAGAAGTTGCATAAGTAGTATTTACTCCATTATTTGATGTTATACTACCTGTATCAGATGCACCTGCTGTAAATAAATGATAGTAATAAGTACCACCATTACTTATTCCAACTGATTTAAAACAAAAACCACCGCTAACTGTTTGTTGTACTAAAACTCCATCTTGATTGGTTGTAGTAATTTGCATTCTAGCATTTTCACCACCTGATGCAGTTCTATTAATAAATACAAGACCTCCACTTGTAATAGCCATTTTTTGACTTCCATCTATAAACCATCTATACCCTAAAGTATTTGAATTATGAAAACATAAATCACCAGAAGCAATAATTGTATTTACACCTATTGTATGTTCATAAGCAGTACCAAAAATGCCTGCTATTTTTAATCCACAATCCTCACTTCCTACATTATTTTTTATTCTAACAAATACATTATTTGAAGTAGGACTTGTATTTTGGATATCTACTGATAGTGTTGAATCAACAGCTGCTGTACCAATTCCAAGCTGACCAGAACTAGTAATACGCATTCTTTCTGCAGGTCCTACTGCTGATTTATATGTTCCGAAGGTTAGTGCTACATCATAACCTCCAGCTGATGTTTCTGTCGCAATAGTTGCTGCATTATCCCCAATTCCAAAGTTGGCATTAGGAGCGAATGTAATTTGAGAACCTGTACCTGAAGCATTTGTATTTTGAATAAATAAAGGCTTAGATGTCCCAGCAACTGAGCTAACTAAATTTAACAAAGCAGTTGGACTTGTAGTTCCAATTCCCACATTTGTACCATTATCATAAATCAAACTATTACCAATTGCAGAGCTTGAGCTAAACTTAGCTACATAATTTGTTGTTCCACTACCACCAATTCCACTATAAGCTCCTACTGAATAAGAGTAAGCATAAACTACTACTATATCATTTAATTGACAAGCTGTTGCTAATATTATACTTGTACCATTGGTCGCAGTATATTCACTTTGAGCTAGATTTGAACCATTATAAAACACATCTATTAATCCTTGAGTATAACTAACACTAAATGTAGTTTGTGCAGCTGTCGCAGTAAAAGTAGTTATAGTTCTTAATGCGTTTGTTGGTAAATATGCCGTTAATAAATTATCAATCTCAACAATGTTACCAGCCGCCAAACCCGCTGCCATAACCACTGTTGTACCATCTGTCGCAGTAAAATCAGTACCATTAACAAACTTAACTCCATTCACAAACACATCTACCATTCCAAGATTGTAACCATTGGTAACAGTAAAAGTTGTTTGACCCGAAGTCGATGTAAAAGTCTGAACCGCTCTCGCTGATGTTGTTGAATTACCGCTTGTTCCTGAAGACCCTGATGTACCCGTTGAACCTGATGTGGCTGAAGTTCCAGAAGTACCTGTAGTACCCGATGTACCCGAAGTAGCTGACGTACCTGAAGTTCCCGTAGTACCCGCCGTTCCTGACGAACCCGATGTACCTGTAGTACCCGCCGTACCCGAAGTTCCTGACGAACCCGCTGAACCGCTTGAACCCGTTCCACCACTTGTTCCCGAAGAACCCGATGTACCATCTGAACCAGACAAACCTGAAGACCCTGTTCCACCACTTGTTCCCGAGCTACCACTAGACCCTGATGTACCAGATGTTGTACCTACTGCTACACCAATTTGTTTTATGTTGGTAATTATTGAAGGAGCTGCTGGTATTGTTCCTGTTGCAGCTACTGCTGTTACTTGTACATCAGATGCATTTGCTTGAAAATAAACTTCATAATAATCATTAGCATTTGCACTATCAATAATAGAAACGAATGGTAACTGCTTTGCACTTTGGCTTCTTAAACCTAAGATAGAATCAGTTCTAATAATATTAGTACCATTTTTCCTTAACCAAATATTAACATCTGCACCTCCACCACCTGTATGTTCAATTTGTAATGAATATGCTATTTCATAGATACCAGTATGTTGAACAGTAATCTGTGAACCACTGAAAACAATACCATTACTATATTCATCATTTGTGTATGTGATTGCTGTTGGCGTATTTGCCGCTGTAACCACTTGAGTAGCTGTACTTGTAAACGCACCATACCAGTTAGCAATAGAAGCTCCTGATGAACCATCGATACCATTACGACCAGTAGTTCCTGAAGTACCCGATGTAGCTGATGAACCCGAAGTTCCTGTCGTTCCCGATGAACCCGAAGTTCCTGTTGTTCCCGAAGTTGCCGAAGTTCCTGAGCTACCGCTTGACCCTGATGAGCCTGACGTACCAGTCGTTCCCGATGTACCCGTAGTACCCGATGTACCCGAAGACCCTGTAGTTCCCGATGTTCCCGCTGTAGCAGAAGTACCTGAAGTACCTGAGCTACCATCTCCTCCACTTGCACCATCTAAGTTAACAGACCAAGCAGAATAAGTTCCGCTACCTACTGTTCTAGTTGGAGCTGCGAATGATAAAGAACCTGTTGCTGGATTATAAGCTGTAACCTCACACTCTTGGAAGTTGGTTGCGTCATAAACCACAATGATAGATTGAGCTACTGTATATGCTAATTGAGTACCTACAGTTAAAGTTCCTGCATTACCCAATGTAAATGTTGTCGATGAAGTTGTGGCGTATCTGTCACCTTGTAAACCGCTTGTACCCGATGTTCCTGATGTTGCAGATGTTCCCGAAGTACCTGTCGTTCCCGATGTCGCTGAAGTCCCTGAGCTGCCTGATGTCCCCGAAGTTCCTGTTGTACCCGCAGTCCCTGAAGAACCCGCTGTGCCTGAAGTTCCCGTAGTACCCGAAGTCGCAGATGTGCCTGAAGAACCTGCCGTACCCGATGTTCCCGAAGTACCTGAAGTTCCCCCTGTACCATCTGTGGCTGATGTACCCGAAGTACCTGAAGTACCCGCTGTTGCCGATGTGCCTGAAGTTCCTGAAGAACCTGTTGTACCCGATGTTCCCGTTGTACCCGCCGTTCCAGAAGTGCCTGAAGTTCCTGCTGTCCCATCAGTTGCTGATGTACCCGATGTTCCTGATGAACCCGTTGTACCCGAAGTGCCTGAGCTGCCCGATGTACCTGTCGTTCCAGAGCTGCCCGAAGTTCCTGAAGTACCCGATGTACCCGATGTCGCTGATGTTCCCGAAGAACCAGAAGAGCCTGCCGTTCCAGAACTACCTGATGAGAAGCTCGTAGCGGTTACAATACCATCAGTGGCTACAAGGACGCCATTAAGACCTCTTACCTTTAAATCGCCTGAAATTAATCCTTGTATTGCCATCTTAAACGTATTTAAATTTTGTTGTATTCTTTAATTCCCCATTCAGCTTTCTATATAAATGTTTCTTAGTAACTCCAATTGTATTAGCTGCTGCTTGCACTCCTTCATAAAAAACTCCTGTTTCTGTATCTAATACAATTTTATTAAAAACAAAACCATTTTTTGCTCCGAAATCTCTTGCCGCTATTCTACCACTTTCTCTAACTGCTTCACTAATTGGTCTTAATCCTATATCAAATGAATGCTGAATGTTTTCTGATTGAGTCATCCATTCCAAATTACATAGCATATTGTTTGCTTTATTACCATCCATATGGTTTACTTGCTCTTTGTTTTCTGGATTTGGGATATATGTTTGCGCCACTAATCTATGTACTCTATGCGTTTTACTTCCTATTTTGACATAAACATAACCATCTGGTCTTTTAGTAGTTTTCATAAACCTCATAGTTTTCAATGAAAAAACTCTACCCTCAACAGTTACTAAATAGTCTAAATTGTCTTTTATCTGGCGCATAATATTATTTAACTAGTATTCTAACAAATTCATTTAAGTAAAAAGGTACAGTAGATGCAACAGTTAAAGTTCCTGTTGATGATGTCCATAATACTTGGTTTCCAGTTGGTGTGCCTGAAGTAAGGATGGCACCAACGTCTATTCCACCTCTTGATGCGTAAAGTAAAGTTGTATTTACTGCTTCAGAGAATGTGATGCTAGCTGTTCCTTCTACTGCGAACTTAGAGTATTCACGAACGCCTTGTCCACCACCGCCCGGTACTACACTACCACCAGAGCTACCATTAGCTAATATTTCTTGTGCTATTGCTACTTTAGCCCCACAAAGAGCAAAGACGTAATTACTTACGCCGGGTACAGTGCTTATATTTTGGTCAAGACCATAATTCAAAGCTTTCCACTCCATATATAATTGAACTGCTTTTCTTGGGTCTATGGTGCCATTAAAAAATCCTTTTTCCTTTGGAATTGCATCATTCCATAAGTATTCAGATATTTTAGCTATTGATAATACTTGTGCTGGTGTTGGCATTACTATTTATTTAGAAGAAATAACTTTGGTTTGTACTAATGAATGTCGCTCTGTTTAAAGCTGCTTGCGCACTGAAGATATCAGATGCAAAAGATATAGCTTGATATGCAGAATCTAATTCTACTCTAAGTATCATTTTTGTTTGATACCAGTTAGTGCTTGCTGTTAGATTTGCATTTGCTACTTGGCTTTCAGTTAAACCATAATAGAAAGTTTCATTGTATGCTGTAAAGGCAAAGGATGTGGTTTTATTCGCCACCACCACATTTGCAGCTGTTAACCATTCAACAGTAACACTCAATGCTGTATCTTGAATTAATACATTTAAGCTAGTGGTTACATCCACCAAAGCCCAATCAATATAATTAGTAGTAGTTCCTGCTGGTACTAAATAAGTACCATTTGATTGCAATAGATAAATTCTACGCTTAGTAATAGTTACATCTGAACCCGTTGAGGTATCAGTTAAAAAAATTAAATTAGGCGTGCCGCTATTCTGGGATGCGGTGAAATTTGGGGAGAGAGGCATTATATTAAAATTTTACCCAAATATAAGAAATTTATGGCTATATTAGCCCATTTTTATTTTCTTCATAGCCCGAAGCTTGGTAACTCTTTCAGGAAGATTTTTACCCTTACTTGCTTTGTTCCATTCATCTACATTTACTCCTTTTCTTTCTAGCTCCTTTTTATGGATATTAAAGTAGGCTTCCTGAGCCTTTGATTTGTATGGCATTATCTTTAATTTGGAATTTTCTTTAAATTTTCAATTATCTTACCTCTTAAACTATCATATTTTTGACCACGCAATCTTTTGGTTATTTCATTTATTCTTTTTGCCTTTTCTTCTTTAGATACATTTTGTCTAAGTCCGGGAATACCAAGTTCAAATTGTTCCCATGCCCTATCAAGTGTTTCCCCTGAAGGACGTCTTTTAATAACTTCTCCCATAGGATAGAATCCTTTACCTTCTTTAGTATCAAAAGATGTTGCAGCAGTTTTAATAAGTCCGGGTTCTACCATGTCTGCTATTTTTTTAGCCATAATATCACTTGCTTTATCTGTAAAATCAACATCTTTTTTCTTAGGATTTGCTATGTCTGTTACTAGTTTACCAAGTTGAACAGATGCACCATATTGTAAAAAATTTAAAAATGGATTATTAGCTGCTATTTCAGCATCTGCTTCAATATAAGATTTTATAAAAGATTGGTCTTTTTCCTTTTTTTTATGTGCCGTTTCTGCTCCACTAATTATACTTTCATATTCAGGAATATGGACTAAAACTTTTGGAACATGTACACCCATAATTTCATATGACCCGTCCTCATTTTTCTCAATTTCTTTGTACGCATAATATCCTAAAGCATAAAACGCCATACCCATAGTTCCTAACTGTAACGATTTACCTAATAATTCAGCTTGAGCTTCTGTTAAATTTTCAGTTCCCTTAAATATAAGTTGTGCGATGCCCGGATATGATTCTCCTCCTAAGCCCGGTAATTTACCTTTGCCTTTAGTTTCAGTTTCTGATTTACCCAATAAACTTCTTATTATGCCATATTTAGTAGCAAAAGCTCTTCCTACCCAGTTAACAGGGATTTTTACAATTGGCAATTCTGATTGAGCAATTTTTCCAACTAACCCTGTATTTTGAGTAAATTGTCTAAATTTATCAACAAATTTATTGTCATTCATTAAAATAGCCCATTTACCATGTAATAACGCTAATCTATTTATTTTTTCAATTACATCTTCATTAGTTACATCATAACTATCATATTCTTCTTGTAATGCTTTTTTCTGTTTTTTGGTTAAATTAGGCTCATCCAACTTTTCAGTAATTTCAGCCATTTTAGTTAAATTATATACCATTTGTTGTTCATGAGCATATACAAACTCAGGATTTTTAATAAAAGATTTAATGAATCCATGTGAACGTCCCGGTATTTCAAGAAAACTTCCTGATGCATTAAGCTCATCGTACATTATTGGTCTACCGTATAATAATTCTTTAGTATCAACACCAGACATTATTTCTTTAAAATTAGTAGAAGAAAAGTTTCTAATCCATTCTGAATAATATTTAGCTATAGAACTCCATTTTGGGTCACCCCAAATAGATTGTTTTTCTCTAATGCTTTTTGGAGTTAAACCATAAACTAATTTACCAATTGCAAATTTTAAAGGTTTTAAAGCAATTAATTGATGCGCAACAACTGCCGATAATTTAACCATTGTTATAGGATAAGATAATACAGCAGCTCTTTGCCATCTTAATAATTTATCCCCAATTCTTTCTACTATTGGCTCATTCCCCAACATATCTTGGCGTCTTCCTTCTTGCCATTTAAATTGTTGCTTTGCTACTTCTTTTTGTGCCAATTCATATTTTTCTACCCTTTCTCTTAAAGTACCCTTAGATTTATCTAGTGATTTTTTTATATTATTGTATTGAGCAGATAATAACATTGGTTCTAATTGTCCTGCTTTATTTACTCTAGTTAAAATGTGGTTTATTACATCTTCTTTTGTAAAATCTGGCAATACGTCTTTTATATCTTCTAATACATTTTGTACTAATTCGTCAAATTTAACAATACCTTGGTAAACTTTTTCAGCTGCTATTTTAGATAATTCAACAGCAATTTTAGGGTCAAAACCAGCTGTTGCTTGACCACCTAATTTTTTTAAATTATCTAATGCCTTCGTAACTCTTTCATTAGATTTCTTAATTGTTTCACTAGTTTTTTCTGCTCTTTCTGCTTTTTTTACTTCATTTGATTTTTCCTGCAAATCTTTTAGTTTTTGATTTTCAATCATTAACTTAGCAGTTTCTTCTCTAGATTTCTCTAAATCTAATTTAGCTTCTTCTAATTTTGCTCTAGATTCTTTTATTTGATTATAAGCGTCTTTTACTTCTTGCTCTTGCTCTGGTGTTAATTCATCAATACCTTTTGATGCTTTATATTCATCCATCATATCAAGTATTGTAAGTTCTTTATTAACCCACAATTGTCTTAATCTAAAAATAGTACTTGCTGTACGACCAATTTGTTTATTAGCCATTGCATTGTCCATCATTTCATTTTGAACTTGTAATATTTCCTTTTGATATTCTTGTATTTTTTTAGGATTCTTGGTGTTAATAATCTCTTGCTGCAGTTCATTTTCTCTTCCTTTTAATCTAGCTAAATCATACATTAAGATAGCTTGGTCAAATTCATTACCTTGCTTAGTTGTTAATAATCTTTCTCTAGTTTCTCTAGCTAAATTTGGATTTAATTTAATTTTATCTTTAACTTTTTGAATTACATTTTCCAAGTTAGTATCTTCCAATTTAGATGTAATTTGGTCTAAAGCATCTAATCCAAATTTATTACCAACAAATGCATCATTTACAACATTTGCCATTTTGATATAACTATCATCTGCTCCTTCAGGAATAAAAACTTCTGTAGGTTTTTTAGATATATCTTCAGATAATATTTTCTTTTTAGCCTTAAACTCGCTTTTACCTAAAATATCATCAAACATCTTTTTTAATTCAGGAGTCAATTCTTTTCCTGTCAAAGAATTATATACTGATTTAAAAGCTTCAGTTATTGTTTGTAATACTTTTTGGAATTCTGCACTAAATCCTTTTGCTCCTTGTGTATGATATTTTTCCCAAGATTCTGCTATAAACTCTTGTACATCTCTGTATTGCTTGTTTGTTTTACCATTTTTGAATTCATCATTACCTTTTATAAGTTCATCTACTGTTATATTACTATCAGTAGCTTTATTAAATTCTTCAACAATGGTTTGGGTATATTTTTTACCTATTTCATTCCCTTCTTTTGAACCATTAATTATTTCGACTACCGTAGGGTGCATTATTTCATGAGTAATTGCAACTACAGCTTTCCCTTTATCTTTAGCTTTATTGAATTCTCTTAAAGCTTCTATGATATTTTTACCATTTTCTATTCTGTATTGTGCATTTGCCTTTTGTTTTAATGCATAATCATATTCACCTTTTTTTGAAATAATTTCACCTTCTTTGCGGAATCTTCTGATTGATTCATATTGCCCTAATGCACCGCTTAAATCACTTGAAGATGGTTGACTTAAATCTATATCTTTCTTTAATTTATATGATGGTTTTGTTGTAGTTGTTACACCAAAACCTTCTGTAGCTATTTGTCCTTCTTTTGGCAGTCTTCCTTCTATGCCTTGATTTTCACCATATGTTCTAAATGTTTTATCAAATATATCAATATTTACAGGCGAACCATCAACTGTTTTAATAGCAAATGGATAAGAAGGATGACCCAAATCTTTTTCAAAAAATACAGGGCTAGTCACTTTTAATGCCGCATAAGCATCTCCTGTTTTTAACCCTTTTAAGAAATCTTCTTGACCTATATCAGCAAACATTTTATCTATTCCTTTTCCTGTTGCCTTATATATTCCTTTTTTTAATTGTGTAGCATCAAAATACTCAACTCCAGTATAACCCATATCACGCATCATGGTTGTAACTATCTGATTAGCATCCTTAATAAGTGCAGCTCTAAAATTCTCATACGAGGTCTTGGCTTCACTCATTGTTTGCCCATCAGCCATTCTTCCGCTTTTAAGATAGTTATTGAATAATTCAATTACACTATCTGCATTTCTTGTATTACCAATGCTATAAACACTTTTTACTGCATTTATTAACCCATCATACCCTTCCTTATTTTTTGCGTACGATAATAAAGTATTTACAAAACCAACTTTTGCAGAAAGAGATGATTTATGTTTTAAATTATCACCTTTACCTATTACTATAACGCCCGGTTTTGGGTTATCTGGCATTGTTACAGTAACTTTTTCCCCCGCTTTATTTGTTACTACCCATTGATTTTTATTAGGTCCTTTTTCAACTATAAATGTACCCTCATCAAAACTCTCTGGTAATTTTATTCCATTATTTTTGAAAAGAGAACGATTTGATTGAGTTGAAAAAGCGCCTGCTGATTGAGGATTTACCGATGCTCCCATTTTACCTTTTTCACCACCATTAAGAGGATAAAAAACACCCCCATCAAAACTACCTATCTTTTTACCATCATGATAAATATCTCCTACAAATAAATCATCCCAATGTGTAATTGCAAATGTAAAATCTTCAAGCGATTCTTTTGGTGATATTATTTTAACTCTTCCACTTTTAATTGCTTTATCTGCTGATTTTTTGTCAAAAGATGGTCTTTTTACTATACCAGAATTACCATACACTGTAGGTTGATATAACGCACCTTTTTCTTTAGTACCCTTCCCTATTCCAACCCACTCTGATAATGTATTAGTAGCCGTAAGACCTGCTTTTTTTAAGTTTTCATGTATCTTACTTAACATTGCATTTACAGGCTCTATGTCTTCTTTTGGAACCCCAAAATCTTCAATTTGTGTTTTAATATCTTTTTCAATAGATGGTTCTAAATCTGACTTTACTTTATTTACAAATTCTTGTTGTAATTTTTTTGCCTGCTCCCATGTATTAACGTATGGAGTTTTTTTAAGTAATTCATTTACATTACCAAATTTACCAACTCTTTTATATAAAGTATTTGGGTCACCTCCGTCATATGCCATAGCAATAACATCTGGTTCTCCATTATTATAATCTTTATATAATTCATAATCCCATGTTTTAGGGGCTTCAGCTCTATCAAACTTTACTTTTGCTACTGGAACAAAACCAAATTGAGAATAAATATTTGTTAAACGAGTGTCATAATGGTCAAGAGAAACCCCACCATCTTTTACTGCATTTACAAGCAATTGTGCAACTCTATTTTTACCTTCACCGTATGAAAATACGGATATAATATCTCCATCTTTTGTAATAGCTACTCCAGCCTTACCATCATTGGTTAAAAATAATCTTGAATTTTTATATTCTTCTATTGGGTATACAAATACACTAGATGAGTGTTTGTTACCTTTTAAAGATTTAGATATTGCTTTATGAAATTGTTCAGCAGAATTTATTTCAGAAAATGAATCATCAAATATTGCATTTGGCAATACTTTTTTAATTTCTGCTGCTTCCGAATCTGGAATCGATATTTTCTTTACAGTGGTGACATCTCTGACAACTCTATCGCTTTTTCCCACGACATATCTGGATGGCGCTCCAAGTCCGACCTCAGCGCCTTTTCCACTAGGTTCAAGTCCTCCCATTTCGCTGCCAATAGCTGCTCCTGTGTCTTTTCCGTTACCTTGTTTTTTGGTTCCATTTTGTAAAATTAGTTTATTTTCTTGTAATTCCTTATTTTTTATTATTTCAGACGGTTTATAAGCCATTAATTGGTCAGGAGTGTAATTTCTTAACATTTCAACAGATGTAACCTCTACAGGCGTCCCATCCTGCTCTGTTATAGCAAATATCCTTTCCCCATTACTACGCCTTCTTTCAGCTTCTAATGTGCTTTCTATTGGCTCGCCTTTTTCTTCTAAATCTAATGGTATTAATTCTTTTACTTCAGATGGTTTAACTTTTTTTAATGCAGATAATTCTGCATCATATTTAGCATTAATTAAAGCTTCATTAGCAACAATTGGAGTCATTTTGTTAATCTCTTTGTCAGTAAACCCATATTGTTTCAAATCAGATTCTAGCTTCTTGGTTATCATAGCTGGAACTCCTTTCTTTAAATTATTTAACTCTTCTGTTCTTTTATTTTCTATATCTACTTCAGTTGGTTTAACTTCTACCTTACCACTTTCTAAAGAAGATAATTTTTTATCATTAAATTTTACTTCGGCAGTAAAATTAGTTATATCTTCAAGTTGAATCCATACAGTACCTACTGTAACTCCATCAGCATTTTTTCCTCTTATTTCAAGTAATTTTACTTGTTTAATATCAGTAGGCATTTCACCACCAAATGATTCTTCTTTGATAGATTCTATTGGTATGTTTGGAGCTTGTTCTTCTACAGGTGCTGCTCTATTTAATGTATATTTCTTAGGTACAAAGTCACCATTATTATCCTTTTCTATAATTTCAACTGGTTTAACTTCTTCTTTTGGTAATTCTTCAATAGAAATAAATTCTGTACTTTTATCTTTATTATATTTATTACCAGTTAATTCATCGGTTTCAACATCATATACTGGCTTACCTTTATTTAAATCATTAATTTTATTATCAATAGATTCTATTTGTTCTTTATAAACAGGCTTAACGCTATCGTCTTTAGTTTTAGATTCTTCTACTAATTTATTTTTTTTCTGTATAAGACCTATTTGAGATGCCTCTGCTTCTGGGGATAATCCCGGCATAGCTTTATCTGCTGCTTCTTTATAACCATCAATATCAGAAGATACCTTTTCAGCAACTTCAACAGGTATATTACCTATATTTACATTTGCTTTTAATACATTATCTATGTCTTGCTTTGGAACATCTCTTAGTGCATATTTAATTCCAGATTGTACAACTTTTGGTAAATTTAATAACCCAACCGCACCCATAGTACTAATATGTAATAAAGCACCTACTGTAGCATTTTCTGCAAAATCAAGTGCAGAATTTCCTAATATTTCTTGAGGTGTTTCTCCATATTTACTAGTTACCCCAGCAACTACTTTTTTACCGGCTTCTGTGGCGGATACAATAGTTCCAACTTTAATAGCAGATTTTAATGTATTTTCAATACCACTTCTTAAAACTGATTTTGCTGTTGGATTTATTACTCTAGATGCTGGCATCATAAAAGCAGTATTCTCAACCAACCCTGCTATTTCTCCTAATGTTTGTCCAGAACTAGCTTCTTCCATTGCATCTACATCAGAAATACCAGTATTGCCAGATTTAAGAATTTCATACCTGCGCATAATTTCTTTTTGCACACCTTGGCTAGCCATATCTTGAGCATTGAAAGCCCATGCCATTACAGCAGGCAATCCTGCCATAGATAACCCACCGGTTTCTGGGGCTACAGCAGCTAATCCTGCCCCTACAGTTGTTCCAGCTATAGTCTTTGCTACCATTGGACCAGCCCCTCCTAAAAACTCACCATAAGCCCCTAATTTATCAGGAGCTTCTCCAATATAACCTTCTTTACCAATTTTTGTTTTTGATTGATTTTTTACCCATTCAACTTTTTGTTCTGGCGACATGCCAACAAATTCAGCTGCTTCATTATTAGCATTTATTGAATTGTTAAAACCACTTTGTAATGAACTCCAAAATCCTGTAGTTTTTTTAAGTCCTAACTTATCATTAGTTTTATCAACACCTAAGACGGCATCTCCATTTTCTACTTTAGTCTTTAATTCTGCAATTTGTTTATTGTATAAAGGTGAACCTTCAGGAGCATCTATATTATTATTCTTAAAATAATTTACAGCTGTATTTTTAATTGCAATTTCTGTATCGGCTTTCTTTTTAGCAGCTCTTATTGGGGCAGCTGCTTTATATAATACATCCTCAGCCATTTCTTTTGGCTTAGTAAATCTAGTATTATCAGAAGTAGATTTAACAAACATTGCATCTGGCATTGTTTGTTTATACCATTCTGTTACATTATCTTTTGGTAATTGTGATTGTATAGGGGAAGATACTTCTCCAGAAAGATTGCCAATTTGGTCTTTTTTTTTTACTGGTTCTACAAAAGTCAAAGAATCTATAAATTCATTTTTTGGCTTTTTAAAATCAGAAAAATTTTCAATTAATACATCATGAACTTTGCCAGCATAAGTTTTATCTGTAGAAAGTTTTTTATAAAAATCTTGTTCACCTAATTTAAAATCATCAAAATTAGATGATAAAATATCATATACTTTTTTCTTATAAGGTTGCTCTTGAACTGGCCCTGTAGATATAACTTCTTCTTCTATCATTATTTATTAATTTAGATTTGATGCGCCCGGTTTTTTCTTTTTAGTTACCCCTAATCCAGATGCTTTATATTTGCTTCCAGAAACTTTATTTAAAATAGTAGACCTTACATCACCTGTTAATAGTTTTGCATTTTTCCAATCATACTTACCTGTTTCTTTACCATTTTTATCTAAAGTTGAATAAGCTACAAATACATCATTACCTTTTCTTCCAAATGCTGGATTTAATGGAACTTTCTTTGTTTCATATGGAAGATTTGGGTCTGTTGCCATAATATCATATTCAATTGCATCTTTTGGAACAATAACTTCTTTTATATATTCATCTGCAACTTTAGGACCAAATGTCAATTCTGTTAAATCAGTTCTTTCTCGGATAGGTTTTTTTGTATCACTATCGTCTATATATTTATCAATTGAACCGCCGGCAGCATTTGCAGTATTTTCGGCAGCTATTGCAGCTCTTTGATTTCTTCCTGCCTCAGCTCTATTAAATATTTTTGTTTCATAAGCCTCTGTTTTACCACCTCCTGATAATTTGTCTACAATAGGAGCTTCTGCTAAAGTGTGCGCTAAAAATACACCTTCTCTATTTTTAGGCATTTCTTCATTAGTTCTTTCTTTATATATTTTACCAAGTTTTGCAACTTCTGCTGCATCATTTAATATATAATCAGCATATTTTTGCGCGCCTATTTTTGTTAACATACCCCTTGAAATTTCTTTCAATTCATTTAAATCGGGATAGTGTTTAATAAAATATTTTTCTTCTTTGTTTCCCGGTAATGTTTTAGTATAATAATCATCAGGTTTGTCCCCCGGATTTTGTGTAACACTTCTTAATTGGTCTTTATATTTAACGGGGTCCCATGCATCAAATATTTTAATTCTAGCTGTGTCCGGGGCAATATATCCTGCTCCGTATGGTAAAGTTGCATCTCTCATAACTTCTAAATCACCATCAATTTGTAAGCCTTTTGCATATTGCTGACCTGTGAATGTTTTATATGCTTTAACTTCTGCTGTTTTTTGTTTAGACCCTTCTAAAAAACTTTGTAATTCTTTAAAACCAGATTCTAAAGTGCTTTGTGCGTCATAACCATATTTAGAAGGATTATTTATTTGCTCTTTATTTTTAATAGCAAACCCCTTCACTTCATTTAATTTTTCGGTAAACATTCTTCTTTCTTGTTCACCAATACCAGCTGTGTTTAATGATTTCTCCCAATCTTTATAATATTTATCTAATGCTTCAGCTTTAGCTTGTTGATGCTGGATTTCTTGGATAGCATATTGTGTTGGCTTAGATGAAAAATCTACTGCAACATTACCACTTCTATATGGATTGATTCCTGTTAATAAACCTGTTGATGCCATTATTAAAATGTTTTTGTTGGTTTCCAATATTTACTGTAATCTATCTTTGGTGAATCAGTAAATTTACCATAAGGAGAACCAATTGTACCACCAAAACCTAAATCTGTATTTACAGCAGTTGTATTTGCAACGTTGCCAGCACCTTTAAACGCTCCTGCCCCAGCAAGACTACCAATATTACTTACTCCTTGCCCTACCATTTGCATACCTGCATTATATCTTTCGCCAGCTGCTTGCGCTTTCATTTGTTCTAATTGCAATTGTCGATTATACGGAGTCATTTTATTAATATCAAATTGTCTTTGATAATCACCTGATTTAAGCTGAGTAGCTTGACCAAATTGACCAAGTCTTTGTTGTCTTGAGGCTTCCGCTTGTGCGCCTAAATTCTGCATAGCACTCATTTGATTAGCTTGTAAACGACCTATACCGCCTATAGCAGACCTTCTATCCTGCAATGCATTAATACCTTGAGCAGTTGCTCTTTGGGCATTCATTGCACCTAGTTGATATTGTTGAGATTGATAAGGATTTTCTTTATATCTATTCATTGCCTCTTGATAATATGTATCAATGGACTTATCTGGTTTATATAATGGACTATTTTTTGCTTGTGCTTCTAAAGCATTTTGCGCTTTTTTTTGCTGCTTGCTTGCGTTAATCATTGATGCCGCGCCCATCCCTGCTCCGGCTAATGCAGAAGCTCCAGCTATTGCTGTTGCTGCAGTTACAGTTCCTGTTACTCCTAATGCTATGAAACTCATAATTCTATTTTTTTAGTTTCTTCTAATACTTTTAAATATTCTTGTTTAATATCAGTTCCAGTTAAATAATTAATATGAGGCTCTAATATTTTATCTTCTATTGATTCAACTATCTTTTCTATTTCATTTTCACTTAAATCATTGTATTCAGATTTCATTCCATCTATTTTGTGAAATGTAGTCCAAATACAATCTTCTAATATATATAAAACTCTCCTTGTACCGGGTTTTGTTATATTAGTATATGGCGCTGTTATTTCAATCCATTCATTCCCGTCTATTGAAACTGCAACTTTACCATAAGATACTATATAAGGATGTTCTGTTTTGTGAACCTTGCTTGTTATCAAAGACCCAGCAGGCATAAAAATCTCCCTTATATACATCCCATCAGTAAACATATGAGTAGTAAGACAATGAACTGGCTCGCAATTTTCTAACATAGCTACTTCTAGCTCATCTAATCTATCATCGTTTTCCCTAATAATCATTATCGGTTGTTCAATGGTGAATTAATATATTTAGTCGTTGCGCTGTTCAAATATACGAAAGAATTTGCACTTGCTTTCTCAAATTTTATGACCATATAATTACCCTTTAAGCTATCGCCCTCCACAAGGCCTCCGGGGCTGCTAGAATCCCTTAAAAATGATGCTTGATATTCAGCCTCCAAAGTCACAAAATCAGACTCTAAAAGCAAGCTTGTTTGCTTTGTGGCAATCCCCCCAGTATTCATTTGGGTATATATTAATGGGCAAGCCCATGTTGCATTCCCCGTTTCCATAACCGAAATCCATGTCTTTTTATCTAATGAATTTGTGTTAAAAACATTGGTTATTGAAGCACTATATTGCGTGCCGTAGAAATTACAATAAGGCGTAGTCCCATGTTGCCAAATTTGACCATTTTTAAAGGTAAATAAGGTTACATTAACTTCCCCCATAAATTCTGGGAAATATGTATAAAAAGACTCAAATGCATTAGCGTTTTCGTCAAATGAAATGGTAAATGGCGGTTGGTAAAAAGATGGAGTTGTTGGCATTTTTATTTATTTTTTATTTAACAAGCAAATCCTCCAAAAGTTATACTTGGTTGGTCGCATGAATATATACAAGAATAAAGGGTACCGGGGCCAAATTCTGGTCCAGACAATGGGCCAGTTTCTCCAAACCCATTAGTCGCGCCTGCTAATATTGTTACTGGTATATATTGAATTCCAAAATAAGAATCAGTGGATTCAACAACAAAATTAATATTAGAAGGATATGCTTGATTAATAAATACCGTTGCATTAAAGTAATATTCATAATAATCCTGTGAAGGTTGTTGGGATGTAGTATTTCCTACTAAATTAGTAACATTAGCAGTTGGGGCTGCTGTAGTTGTTGTTGTAGTTGTAGTTGGCGCAACAGTTGTTGTTGTAGTAGTTGTAGGGAATGCTCCATTACAAGATGCACAATTAATATAACTACTTTCAGCGTTCACTCCTGATGCTCCTGCTTGCGCTTGAATTTCCCAACAATATCCTTGATATCTAACCGAAATCCCTGCAACATATGAACCTGTTGTTTGGAAATATTGTTGTAATGATGGGTTATCACATCTTGTTGCAACATAGTATGAAGTAACAATAGGAGGTACAGTTGTAGTTGATGTTGTTGCAGGACAAAATTCTAACCCAGCACCTGCTGAAGAAATGCTGTATTGTGTACCACCCGGATTTGAAAAAAGTACTTGGGTTACATAAAAGAATAAACTACCACCGTAAACAACTCTTTGGTTAACATAAAATGTACCATTAGGATATGTTGCAGATGTTTCAATTGCACCTGTTGAACAATTATATAAATAATACCAAACTGGTGGTTGCGTAGTAGTTGTAGTTGTTGTTGTACAAGAGGTACCACCACTTACGACATTTGTTCTTATTGTTGATGCTATTTTTACATATCTAGTCCCACTAGGCTGACTGCTATAACTATAAGTTCCACTAGATACTAAAACATTTGCAGTAGCAGCACCAGCACTACCAGCGTCCCCATAAGTTGCATTACTAACATAATATGTAGAACCATCCCCTCCAGAAAAACTATTAACAGTTATAGTTTGTGTAGCTCCTGTACAAGCTCCGCTTACAGTAGCAGTAACAGGGGCTTGCGTTGTTGTAGTTGTTGTAGGACATGTTGTAACTGTAAAGAAATGAGCTATTTTATTATCAGTATTATTTTTATCCCTTAAAGCTACCCAATAAGTTCCAGCTGATAAACCAGCAAATGTTCTTGGAGGAGTAACGTCTGAAAAACTTCCATTTAAAGCTGAAATTTGTGTTGGATGAGTAAAATCTGAAGCTTGATAAACTCCTGAACCACCATTGAAACTTACCATTGCCCCAACGCCATCAGATAATACACCATTAGCACATCCAGCAGATGTACTAAAATCTACAGGTGGTAAAGTTGTTGTAGTTGTTGTTGTTGATGTTGTTGTTGATGTTGTTGGACAAACAAAACAAGCAGCTTGTGCTGTTGCTGAGCTTGTAGTACCATTCTTTTGATAATATCTCACATTACCACCACTAGCTATCCAGAAAAACCCACTGTTTGTAATCTCAGATAAAATACCACTTGAAGTAATTGTTGTAGACGTACATAAAGTACTTCCACTACCATTAAATGTCCAAGTACCATAACTTAAAGCATCACAATTACAAGCACTTGCATCACTAAAATCACTCATACAAGCCGTAAACGGAGCATTTGTTGTAGTCGTAGTTGGAGCAGCTGTAGTCGTCGTAGTTGGTGCGCTTGTAGTGGTCGTAGTTGGTGCGCCTGTAGTCGTCGTAGTTGGTGCGCCTGTAGTGGTCGTAGTTGGTGCGCCTGTAGTGGTCGTAGTTGGTGCGCTTGTAGTCGTAGTAGTCGTAGTTGGTGCTGCTGTTGTACTTGTTGTAGTTGTGGTTGGGGCAGCAGTAGTTGTTGTGGTAGTTGTAGTTGGTGCAGCAGTTGTAGTTGTGGTAGTTGTAGTTATTGAATTTATATTTAAAACTAAACTATTAGTACAGCTTCCAGTAGATGTAATAGTTACAGATACTGCGGCATTATCTACAGTAACATAAATTCCAGCTAAAAGCTGTGTAAGAGTTGCAGTAGCAGGAGTAATAGTACCCGTATTTGCACTTAATGTGAAATTTGGTCCTAAATTAACACCTTGACCCGAATTTAATGTAACTAATACTACCATTTTATTATTTTAATTCATTTTTAATTTATACAACACACGCTGTATTGCAAGTTGCATTTCCATATGAAAGATTTAAGTTTACATCAATAGTCCCTATTGAAGTAGAGCTAACTACATAATAAACACCTAATCCATCTCCATTATTATAATAATAATTATTTATTAAAGGTGTCGATGAAAATCCTATTAAACCAACATTTAACAGTGTACAAGTATTACAAGCATATCTTGTTACATTATAATAATAACCCGGATTTGTTGTTGTTGTTGTTTGTGCTGGACATGCAGTACACCCTGCGCCTACTTTATTCATTAAGCTTGTTCCAATTCCACCCGGCTTATTGTATTCAACCCAACCTAAAGTAGAAATATATAAGTAATATCTTCCTGCTGGTAGTGGATTAAATGAAGTAGCACTTATAGATACAGAGTTACAAATATTTGTTCCACCTGTATAAACAATAGCTACAATAGTACTTCCTCCACCAGCACACAATACTGTATAAGATGTGCCTACTCTCAATACAGGAGCAGAAGTTGTTGTGGTAGTAGATGGAGCTACTGTTGTTGTTGATGTTGTAGGGGCTGCCGTTGTTGTTGTTGTTGTAGGCGGAATTATATAAGCAGTACCACCATTATAATTACAATTATTATATCTTGTAATTTCCTCTAAAGCTATTATATATTTGTTGGTATTTGCATCAAATACTCCATAAATACAAGGGTCACCTGTATAAATAGAATCTGGATTATATCTATTATTTAAATCTTTTCTATAAGCAGCAGTTCTTGCAACAAAAAATGCATTCATCTTATTAATAATACTAATAGGAGTTATACCATCTTGACTTAACCTACAAACTACCCCTCTAAAATTGTCTACAAAATAGTCAGCAAAATTATTCCAAGCTAAACTTGTTGCTGCATCACCAATACCATAATCACCTGCGTAATATTGTATTTTATTGATTAATTGATTACTATTTGCTTGCAATGGATTTCCAGTTACATCTTTAACAATTTGAGTTAAAATAGGCACATTACCTACTTTAAATTGCTGATAAACTTTTAAATATCTATCTCTAACATGCAATCTTAAAATATCACCAAATGTTCTATCGTATTCATCAAAATCTTCATAATAAAACCTATTGGTTGCATTTAGATTAGTATTTGATTGGTATGCTTGCCCGAATCTTATTACGGTTGGGAAATATGTTTGCGCAGCATTTTCATCTATTACAGATGGTCTTCCGTTGCTATTTGTAATTAAATTAATGTTATCACTAAAACTTGACTCAATAATTTCAATTTGCTTATCTTTTACAATATCAAAATTAAATTCCATTGGTGAAATATATACTTTATTATTTGCATTATTATCATTTTGCGATGTACATACTAACCATATTTTTGAATTTGCTGGAACTACAAATCTTTTATTTATTTCAAATTGCGTTTCTATATTTTGAACTAAATTATTTACCTCTGTAGGTAATAATGAAATTGTATATTTAGGAGTTAAAGGAACTAAATTTGTTAAAACCAAAGCATAACATGAAAATGTTGATGTGCCATCTGATTTTAAATTTAATGTTCCAGTAATTGATATTACCTTTTCTACATTTGATTTATTCCAAAAGAAATACCCAGCCGTCGCCCATGTTGGGGCAACACCAGCCGTTAAACTAACATATACATTTGCTTGTGTTTGTATTCTATATGATGCATTTTCTATTATTCTAGTTAATGGGATAGGGAATGATGATGTTTTTATATCATTAGCCCCTATTGTTTCAACATCCCAATTAGTTGAAGCAAAAGTATAATTATCACTATATGGTACTTGTCTAAGTCTATAAAATAAATCCCCATTTGTTACTGAAACTACAGTTCCTCCATTAGATAATTTAGCTAATCCACAATGGAATCTGCTATCTGTACCGGGGTTACCAATACCATATTGTTTACCAAATTCATAGAAAAATCTTTGGTCCGATGAAGCATTTGTTACATAATTATATAATAAAATTTCATAATGTTGCCAATTTGCAGTTCCGGGGAAATCAAAATCAACCCCAATATCATTATTTGGATACCTTATTTTTAAGAAATTACCAGTTGCAGTATATGTATTATTATCTACTGGTCCAGAATCCCAAATTTTATTATATTCAATACTAGCTTGTGTTCCAACAATTTCATAATCAAATTGCAGAGGTAAAACTATTGCATTATTTTCAACATCATATCTGCGAATAAATTTAATTCTATCCCCATCTGTATAATTATAAGAAACAACATTTTGTGTTGAACTTATTGCTTCATTATAAACTTGTATATTCGCAATTCCAATATATAAATATCTTGAATTATCAACTGCATTTGTAATACCTGCATAAGCTGATTCGCTTACCCAACATAATCTTTTATTATAAGTAGTATTATTTGACCTTAATACTTGATAATAATAAGCATACAAAGGTGGTTGATTAAATATTGACAAATATATTTGTGGGAATCCATTTGACGAAATGCTTATATCTCTTTGAGGCGTATTAATTGTACCGCCAGCTGAAGTTTGCGCACCAATTGTTCTTCCTTGAGCATCAAAATATTGTATGGCATATTGATAACCTGAATCCCAAACATTAGCAAATCTTGTATTATCCGAATCTGCAATTGGAAAAGTTTTAAATGCCGTTGAAGTTAATACAAACCCGCTTGCAAGGGACATGGTTAACTTATTACCAACTATAGAACCAACTTGAGTGTATCCCTTTACAGCCATAGCAGCGGAAATGCCATTCAATATACTACTAACTGTATGTGTATTTGATATCGTAGATATTGAATACGATACACTTAAATCTGTAGCTAAATTTGAAGAGAATGAATTTATATAATACCCGCCTGTAGCATTGTTTAAGGTAGTAACATTACCATCAACCCCATTTGTTCCTGTACCATATAAATATAAATTCATAATAGTACCTCTCCCGCTGTCACTACCATTTACAGTTGCAAAAAATAACAACCCTGCTTGTTCATAATAAAATGCTGTTTCCCCAGTTGTTTGAGATACAGCTAAGCTCATTTTAGTTTTATCATACCCTTCTAGTATTCCTGCATATAACAAAACATTACCATTTGCCAATTCCCCCGCATTTGCTCTTTGAGGAACCCAATCTTGCAATTGAGTACTTTCAATAACATCAATTTGTACATATATAGCATCATTATAAAACTTGAAATTATATATATCATTATCTGATATTACTAAACCTTCTTTATCTAATGATTTAATTAAATACCAATCACTTGTTATACCATTTGTTGTTTCTCTAAATGAAATTTCAATAGCTTTTACATCTGGTCCACCAGTTGAAAAATTAACTGATATTCTTGCATTATTTGATGCAGTATTATCTGTTAATGATAATGATGGCTGCTGAGGTAATGGCACTATACTTTTTGAACTCCATACTGATTTTTCGTTATTATCATAAACATATCTATAGCAAAATTGAAATAATTTATTACGAAGATTGTTAATAGTAATTGTAGTGTCATTTTCATAAACTACTTGAGGCGGCATAATTGGAGGAGCTTTTGCAACAAGCAAATATTCTAATTTCCAATTTGAACCATATATATTTTTAACATTTAAACTTTTGGGCGGATTATAACCATCATTAAAAAATAAAATATCACCTTCAATATCTCTATAAAAAATATTTATTGATAAAACTTTATATGATGGATTAAAATTTAAAATATCAATATTATTGCTATCTGTTTTACTTTTCAATACTGTAGTTATTGATTGACTATTTAAATCATAATATATGATTGAATTAAATCCACCACTATTCCATAAAAAATAATATGCTCTATTTCTAACTTTATCAGCATAGAAACCAATAACCTTATTTGCACCTGTTGGTGCATTATAAGAAATTAAAGTATTACCAAGTATATTTGATACTACTTTATCTTGACCTGCGCCTTGGGCATCTTTTGTTATGTTTGTAGCATCAATATAGTCGTTATTGCTTACTCTATATTCAGCATCGTCTAAATTTAACTTTCCACTAAAAGGAGTGTTTATTATCATTTTTTATGCCTTAACAGTCATTCTTTGATTGTCTAAATTTTGTTCGTAAGCTTGCATTAAGTACAATGGCTTAAATTGAGCGTTAGCAATTCTTCTTTGATTATAAAATTCTTGCTTTCTATCTCTTTTGTCACCTAAGTTTCCTTTTCTAGTACTTGGCATAGATGCTATATCTCTCCAAGCTAAAAATGATAATAATGCCTCTCTAAATTGAATAGGTATTCTAAATGGTTCATCTGGGTTTCCGCTAGATAAATATTCTATCATCAAATAAGAATAATAAAAATATTGATTTAAAAGAACCACTCCATTAGAATCGTCTATATTAAATGAGCCTACAAATGGCGAACCACTTGGTAATCCATAAATGTTTTGAAATCCATATCCATCCCAATAATTAAACCATAAAGGCATATCAGATTGATACCAAGTAGCTAATGTATTATCTTGAGTTAAAGCAAGTCTGTCTGGCTGCTGGTCTGCATAATAAGTCATTTTGTTATTAAACTTCAAAGGAATAATTTCACCTACCGAGTTTAATACGCCTATCTTAGTATAGCTAATGTAATCATTAGGCAGTTGAGCAGTATAGTTTGTTGTATCAATTGGTATCTTAACCGTTCTGATTTTATAAAAAAAATCTAGGCCAAGCTTTTCCATGCCCCTTACTGCTATATTATATAATTTAGCATATTTGTGGACTGATTGTTCACTTTCATCAATGTAATCATTGATTACTGAATCTATTGTTATATAATTTCTTGCTTGTGACATTTTTAATTATTTGTTGCGTAAGCTAATATATCATTATGACGAATTAAGAAATGCAGTTCATCGTTTAATAAAATGGCCTCCCCAGCTCCTTTGATATGGAAAATAACATCATCTTTCTTTGCTTCCATTTTTACTTTAGCTGTGCCTTTTCCAGTAGAAACTACTTTAGCCTTACAGCTTCTCTCTATGTAGTTTTCAGGTAAAAATAACCCTCCCTCTGTAACACCTTCCGCCATAAATGGCTTTACTAAAACAAAATCTCTAATTGGTTTCATATTATTAGTTGTTGTTATCTACGCCATCGTTTGATGTGTCTATTGGTCTTGACCTTTCAAAGGCTAACTGAGCTTTGATATACTCTACCATAATAGGCACATAATCATCTGGTATAATTAATGTTGAATTTAAATCGCTTGAATCACCACCACTAACCATTCTAACATTAGCTTTATAGGCAGTTAATGGTATTCCTGTACTCATATAAACCTCTTGACCTTGTGGCCAATAAACTACTTTATTTTGAATTGGTCTTAATGTATCTTGATAACCTACTTGATTCATACTCAATGGCACTGCGCCAAAAGATGTTGGAGTTTTGCTATTGCTAAACTGCAATGTAGCTATTCCCTCATTTTTGCCTAATGCTACTGGTATTTGTGGTAAAGTAAATTTGAATGTAGTATTATCTACTTGTGTTATTGTCAAGCTAGAATAACTAGTATAAAATGAATTGTTTACATAAGCAACACCATCCATTTGAATACTATCTGTATAATTTTTTTTAGCAGCTACCCCAATGGCATCGTTAAGCCATTGATTAACTTGATTAAAAGTTATACTAGAGTCATCTGATGGTTGCCCATTATAGATTTGTCTTAATATTCTTTCTATAAATGTTTTTCTAGTCATTATTGTCCTTGTTGAGTTACTTGATTAGCATATTGCTGTAGTTGCCCATCTTGCAAGTTTAACCCTATTAATTTTAATGCACGAGCTATTATTTCCAACAAATCTACATCAGCCCATACTGGTTGAACGCTTGACGCAGAATTATAAACAGGTCTACCACTTACTGTAGTATAAGCCCAAACTATTGATGGAGCTTCCTTGATATAGTTCAAGGTAACAGTTCCAATTGTTATTGGATAAAATTGAAATCCAGTACTAGTAATCATATAAATAGGATTAGTAGCTACGGGGTCAATTGTGCTATTATAATAAGAATATAAGCTATCTTGTTGAGTATATCTAACTCTTTGTAATGTAGATGTCAATAAACTATCAGCCTGAAGATAATCGCCCGGATAAACTACCGCACCAGTGCCAGCATTGACTGCAAGTGATGCAGTTGCAAGCAAAGGAGTAAGTCTTTGTCTTATATTTTGATTTTGACTATAATTAATTCTAGCTTGTGGTCTTCCGGGTTGGTATTGCTGAAACTCTCCTAATAAATAATCTTGATATGAAACCTGTGCTTGATTTATAGTCAGATTAAATTCTGATGGAGTTAAATAGCCATTTTGCGCTTTATTAATTGCAAATTGGCATATCTGATACATATCATTAACATTCATTGAAATAAGTTGTACAACAAATATACGAAAAAGATACAAAAAAGCCCCGTAATTTTTAGGTTACAGGGCTTCTTTTATTTAGAGGGGGAAAGATTACATCAATTTCTTTAATTGCTCTAAAAAGGCCTTACTTTCATCTTGAGGGTACATTGCAAATTCGACTAAATAATTTTGCGGTTTTTTGTCAGATGGTATCTTACAAATATAACCTCCATTATTTGACCAATAAGCTGAACCTCTTTTTGTAGTAGTGTCAATTTTATTATCAATTAAAGCTTTTTTAACTATAAATGCTATTTCAACTTCTTTAGAACCAGCGCTTTGCATAAACTTATTAGGTTGAGCTTCAGCGTAAAGTTCGTAGTCATTTCTTAATGCATCCATTGATTTAGGCATTCCTAATTCATCCGTAAATGCAATTCCCAAGAAATTAGAGTGCTTACGCATTTCTTCCTCGCTTGCCAATGAAGCGTATTTAATTGCTTCAACTTTAGCGACTCTTTTAGCTCTTTCAAGCTCTGCTGTTCTTTGTGGATTCCATTGAAAGAATGTAATTTTTCTAGTACCTTTTTTGTTAGGATTATCTAGATTAGCGTTACATAGATTTAAAAACTCAAGAGCTTCTACGTCATATTCAGCTACTCTTAATACTCTTCTGTCAAAAATTAAGCTTCTTCTGTTTTGTTCAACGAATGATTTTTCAAGTCCTTTTTGGTCTTCTACCCAAATACTTGGATAACCTCTCAAAAGTCTTATTCTTTCCATTCTACCTTTCTTTTCATTCCAAACATCGTCAATACCTTCCATATGGTATCTACCATTTTTCTTGGTATCTGACAATTTGAAAATCTTGAAAGTTGTTGCTGTATTAGATGAAAAGGATTCCTGCATAGCTTGTGCAGCCTCATCATTTTGTCTTTGTACTTTTACTTCACCTTGTTGTGAATAGTTAGCATCTGCTAAACCTACTGCCTTTAAACGAGCCATAAATGGTTATTTTTTAATGTTTAAAAAAGGTAGGAGCAATCAATAAAGTTGCCCCTACCCGATTATTTTGGTAACAAATTAGTTACCTTGAACGATGATAAATTGGTTTGCTGCACAAACACGAGTACCTCTGTAGGTAATCATCGCGATTTGATTAGTCATTGTACCATCTGTAGGGTTTGGAGAACCACCACCATATTGCCATACGCGAATACCGTTACCAACAGTACCACCTTGAGGAGGTTGTTGATACATAATAGTGATATTCTTGTAAACTTGAGCGGTTTTCGCATCCTTAGTTTCACCCATTGGATAGATTAATCCGAAATTACGGAAGTAATCTACATTTGGAGTTAAACCAGTAGTAACCTCAGTGTTGAATTGAGCGTACTTCTTTACAGATAATAAATATCCATCGATGAAGATTTCTTGGAAACCATAAGCAACAGAAGCCTCTTTTGACTTCTCGCCTTGTCCATAAACGAAAGCACCAGCTGGGTAAGCAGCGAAGATACCATCAGAGAAATCTTGTCTTTGGAAGATGTCAGTTAACCAAGCAGATTGCTTAGCACAACCATTAACGTCCATGATACGAGTAATCTCATGTAATTTAGCGATATCTAATGTACCCGGAGTGTAACCAACAGTTTCACCGTCAGCAACAACTTTAGGAATGATACCTACTGAACCTTGAGAGTTAGAATCAATTGCGCTGTTATTTTGTAAATTACCACGCATTAATTTTGCTTCTACGTTGTTTTTGAAACGAACAAGAGTCTTATACATACCTTTGTAAGTAAACGCAGTAACGCCATTTTGAGCCATATCTGGAGATACAGGGAACTCATAATATGTTTCAGCCATTTGCGCTAAGTCGGTGTTAGACCAACCATCACGAATTTCTGTTACATAGTTATCATATCTTTCGTCCAATTGGATTAAAGGATTGATAGCTTGAGAAGCTTCACCAGCATCTGCGTCACCACCGAATAATAAAACCTCACCAGCTAATAATGAACCAGAACCAGCTGATTGGAAGCCTTGAGTAGTTTGCTTAGGAGCAACTACAAAAGTGAATGCATTAGGAACAGAATCATCGATACTTACGATAACACCCTCAATGTTTGAAGATGCAACACGCAAAGTTTCATTAACTCTTAAAGGAGATTGAGTACCATTGTTATAGTAAGCTTCTTGTCCTAAAGTTAATGTAACAGAAGCGCCAGCTGCAGCAGCAACTGTGCTATTGTTTGTAACACCCGGCATTAATTTACCGCGGTTTTCAAACCAGAAGTAGTTTAAGTTTTTAACTTCTTCCATGCCGCTATGAGCAGCTAACCACCATGTAAAATCTTCATTGCCATACTTTTGAGTGTATTGCTTGTAGTACTGTGGAGTTAATAATTGTAGGTCAACCATAAGTTGCCTATTCTGGGTTTGCAACGAGATTGAACCCGGCTGCAAAATATTTGAGGTAGGTATTCCTGCCATGATATTTAGTTTTTATTTTTTTTGCGCCTCCTCCAAAGGCAAATATCAAGTTACGAACTAAAAGCCCATTCTGCCATTCTTAGCCTTTCAGCTTCGGTGCCATTTAGGTCTGGTTTCGCTCCTTGAGGAGTGGGGCTTTGGTTGATATTTATATTCCCGTTTTTCTTTAAATGAGCCAACAATCTTTGAGATGCTGCTTCATTTGCTATTTTTGAGAAGATTTTTTCACGATTCTCAAGCAGATATTTATCTGCCATTATTTGTTGAACTTTTGGTTTGCCATCCTCGGAGAACCATCTATTCTCAAAATATGAGTCACTATCAAAATCCGTCAAATCATTCTTCATTGCCAATCTTTCATCTTCAGCCACATTAAATGAAATCGGTATTTCGACATCCTCGTCTTTTACCGAAACATTGAATCCACTAAAGGATTGGAAATCAGAATCAAGTGTTTTTTCATAAATCGACCTTGCTTGTTGCATAATCTCAAATTCCTCTTGAGATTCAGCTTCTCTTCCAGCCTCATTATAAATATCAGGTAACTTTATTTCACTTTTTAATTTTTCCAGCTCTGGTCTAATCACTTTCGCTTCAATCATCAATTTTCGTTCTGCGTAATCTACTTGCGATTGCCATGTTTTTACTTTCCCAGCATAATCCTCATCAGATTCATCATAACCTTGTTCAGGCTTTAAAGGTACGAAATGTTGGTCATAAAACAAAAGCTCAACATCATCTGCTGATAAGTCTTTGTATTTATTCTTAATATTCGTTTTAACAATTTCAGCAGCCAAGTCTGGCGTTAATTCTGAACTCGTTAATTTTTCTAACCTTTTTTGCTGATTTAAGATTTCATAAACATCATCAGCTTTGCCTTCTCTAATGGCATCGAATAACGACTTGCTTACATCATCTTTAAATTCAAAACTTGGCTGTTCTTTGAGTTTCTTAAACTCTTGTTCAGCTTGCTCTACGCTATCATAACCAAATCTTTCTTTTACAAATTGATTTGAGTCAAATGATTGAGTAGATACTGCTTCCTCTACTTTTGTTTCCTCTTGTGGAGGAGGAGCTGCTTGTGCTAACTCATTTGGTGCAGTAGGGGCTACTTCTACTTGCTGTTGCACTTGTGGTGCATTTTCATCCGAAAACGGATTGTAACCTTCTGCCAGCGTAATTGGCGCTGACATGTCTGTATTATCTGGCATAAATGCTTATTTGGTTTCTATTTTATTAGTCTATAACTATAGTACCACTATTGTTAATGGTAATTACATAATCAACTGTTGTATCAGTTAATAAATGTACGCCATACCAATTTGTCCCGTCACCGTAAATTGGCTGCTTTGACTTGCTGCTACTAAATAATTTATTAGCAGTAGTCAGGGTGGATGTTGTAGCGTAAACTATTTGTGTCCCTTGTGATGTTGCGACATAACCTGCTTCGCTTGCTGTTGGGTATGTATTTTTTGATAATACATATGCTATTAAATTTGCCATTTTTTATCTTTTTTAAATATTAAGGTGCTGCTGTTGTTGTGGTAGTAGGCGCTGCCGTTGTCGTTGTTGTTGTATTACCTTGTAATAACAAATATTTACCAATAATACCAAATTCAACAATACCAGCTGCTGCAATAGATGAAACATCTGTTTTTGTTGATAAATTTACCCCTAAAACTGTAACCCAGTTAATTGGAACTTCTGGCGCAGGTGATAATTGCCCTGTAATAGAACCATCATCGTTAGTAGTGCTGAAACTAACTGTTCCAGATGTACCCACAAATTGTACTACCGCAGAATCCCATCCAGATAAATCTTGGTAAAAATTATTATTAGCATTAAAAGAATCTGTTGCATCTACAACTGTGCTAATTTTTGAACTAAATTTCTGTAGTCTTATTAAAAGTTTACTTACCGTTGCCATTTTATTTATTTTTTATTTTATTTTATTGTTGTTGCATTTGTTGTTGTTCCATCATCATTTGCTCGTCTTCTGGCGAGCCTTGTTGATTTCCCATTTGTTGTTGTTCCATTTGTTGTTGTTCTAGCGCTTGTTGTCTTTGCTGATTTTGAACTGCTATCGGAATTTCAACATTTTGTAACATATCGCTAATTAATTGCTGTAACTCAACAGGGACTGGTATATTAGCTTTAGCTAAATCAAACATGCCCTGTAAAACAATTTGTTTTTCTTTTCCAAAATTAGTCTTTTCAAGTAATACCGCATCACCTTGAGCTTTAGCTTGCATACTTGCTTGTTGAATTTCAGCGTTTTGTTCGCTATTTGCTTGAGCTTTTTCTTGCTCTGTTTTTATATATCTTTTTTGAGCTTGTCTAAAATATAGCTCAGCTAATGGTACATTTTCTTTTGCAATTCTCATTGCTTTGAAAGGGTCTAAATATATTATTAATTGAGGGTTTGATGCAATAGCATTATTCATCATAGCTTGCAAATTTGCTATCTCTACTTCTGTTGGTAACATTCTTACTGTTGCAACAAAATTCCTATCTTTTACATCTTCTTGTTTTAACAAATCTCTATATCTTTTAGCGCCATATGTTACGCTTTTATTCAATAAACAAGCTATTTTTTTACAGCTTTCTTCCATTACATAAATATATGCGTCATACATATATTCAGTAGCATTATTAGCTAAAACTCTTGAAGCCTCAATATTTGATGCAGCAACTCTTGGCTGTGCAGCTTGATTCATTAAATTAGGGTCTTCCCCTAACTCATCTTTTAGTACTTGATAATGGAATTGGTATAATTGAATTAAAGCTTGCAATTGTGGTGCAAAACCAGTATTAGCTAATTCTGTAATTGGCACTGGTATTCTATTACCCTCAGCATCTCTACCGCGATAATATAGCTTACCAGTTTGCTCCCATATTTTTTGAACTTCTAATGGTTTTACAGAATCGCCTAAGCCCAAATCAAGTTCTTGCAATGCGTCAACATCAATTGAAGCGCCCGCTGGTACCATCTTAGCTACCATTTGTTGTATCTTCAATCTAGCTAAAATCATTTGCTCAATAGGCTCTTCTATTTTTTCAGGTACAGCCACATTACGCATATCGTATGGGTCGTACATATAAAAACTATATGAAAATTCTGCGTTACCAATTTCTTTAGGGTCTTGAGGACGAATCATATTTTTCTTGATTCCCCAATGAATCATTTTTTGAGTAACAGGACAATATACGCCTTCGTATATATTCCATTTTTTTTCTTCTAAATATTCTTGATTTTCATCAATTTTTTCAGGTTTGCCTTTTCTTATAATAGTGCTACCATTCTTTTTAGTTTTGGTAACTGTATATCCATCAGAATCTAATGTTTTAATTTCAAATTTCATTAAATCAATGTTCCATTCATCATAAGGTCTTAACCAAGAAACATTCCAATCTTGCATCCACTTAATCTTATCTGTTAATTGGTATTCCTTACATGACTGAGCTAACATAAATATATCTTCTTCAGATAATGTACCGCCTGCTGCAATGCTATATCTAGCTCTTATTTCACTTATTTTCATAGACAAAATATGTCCACGATATGTTGTATCTCTAAAATCAGGAAAATCAGAATATGAGTAAATTGCATTTTCTGGACGAATCCATTGAACATGAACTTCTCCTTCTTCATCCATCCAAGTATATGTACACACTAATCCAACTTCTGCTGAATCATGTAATAATCTTTGTTTTAAAACATCGTTCCACCCATTAGCTTCTAATACATTATTGCATCCGATGCTATATTGTATTTCTTCTGGTAAATGATTAAATTCAGAAATCCATTGGTCTAATTCGTCTTTATCTTCTGCTACAAATTGGTCTTTGGGTATAATTGGAATACCTGACGCTTGCTGTAACATTGCAAGAGTTTCTTTATTTTGATATATAAACTCAACTTCATCAGCTGCATTTTTTTTCAACATTGCTGATGCGCTATCTGTTGCAACAACTGTAACTTTTTCTTTTCTACTCATCCATGAACCAACTAATCTTGCAACAATTGTATTACCAATAATAATTGATTTCCAATTTATATTTACAAAGTTAGCTTTGCTGTTCATTTCCAAACGGTCCATAAACACACTCATGTCTATTTTACCATTTGCAATTTGTCTATTTTTTCTAAATCTATTATTTCTTAACCAAAAATATGTTTGGTTACCGTATATTGTAGAGTAGATGCTTTGCGCAACATTTTTACCGTACATGTAATCTTTCTTAGAAGATACATCGGTAGTAATTTGAAACTTTTTTAAAGCTTCTCCATTACTATTTGCTGCTGATATTGATAAAGGACTATCTGCCAATTGAGTGTATTTTGTGTCAAATATACTAAATATTAAGAATTTAGTAAAATTTTAATTAATTAAACACAGGAACATAACTTTTTACAAGCGCTTCTCTCTTGATTTGTTTTTGGACCGGTTCCATTAAACATACAATTAACATTAAAAAGGAAACGGTAATATCATAGTCAGTTCTATTGTTTGGGTCGAATTTTTTTGCATCTTCAAGCAAATTTTCAAAATCTATTGAATCAATATGTGATTCAAAATACATAATCCCCACATCAGTTTGTTTTGTCAAGCTAAACGGCGTAGTAGGAAATCCTTTGTGTCTGTCAGCTGTTTCTCTTTTTGAAGGGTCAATTGTTGAAAGCGGGTATGAACCAAGATAGCCCACCCTTCCCCTATCTCTAAAATATGATAGATAATCATCACTATTATGCTCATACCAAGCTTGATAGCCATAAAATTCAGCTGCTAAAAGAACTTGTTCATGTAGGGTTTCCTTAATTTGTGGTCTGCCGTAAAGATGACCAATTGCTTTCCCAGTATTTTCTGGATTTAATAAATCATACCTTCTGCCAATCCAAGCTGATGCCTTTGAACCATATTTACCACCTTGACTATTACTATAGCCATCAATTGCTATTGCGCCATCAGATACCCTACTTGGCTTTCTAGTTTTTACATCGTAAGTATGCTTGTTTTCTTCGCCTGCTTGTGGGAACTGAGTTATAACCCAATGGAAATCCTCTTCTTTATCATTTATCTCTCGCCACCTAACTACTTGGTCAATATCTCTATAAAATATTACATGACGCTTGAGTTTAGGATTTTCTTTTAAATAAGACTCTCTTGCCCCAATATTCATTACATTAAAAATACACTTATCTGAATCTGTACTAAAAGCTTCGTCTATGGTAAGAGGCTCTTTTCTAATACGAGCAGATAATGCTCTTTGATTATTTTTTACTGTGTCCCTGTCGGCTAAAATTTGAGCCAAAGTTTTTTCTTCATCTGGATGCCCAAAATCGTCAAAATTTCTTGTACGCTTTGCAGACATGAAGAATCGATAAAGACCGCTAGAAGTAGTTCCATTATCTTGTCGTTTTTCTTGATTACTTTCTTCCCATAATAATTTAAAGGCATCTTGAACACCATCTTTTTCAGTTGTAAGTTTCTCTACTGTAGTGGTATATAATGCTTTACCAATAATTTGTCCTTCGTCATCTAGCAAACAATAACGCACAACCTCGTGTCTGTCATACACATTAACCTCTGTGGTTTTACCGCACTCGTCTGCTACATATCTATGGAGTTTTTGTCCATCATAGGCAACAGTATCTGCTGACTGATGGTCAATAACTGAACCTAATTCATCTTTGTCTACATTTTCCTCTGCCTTCTTACCCCTTACGTTTGTCTTTTGGAATCTCATTTCAGACTTTGGATTTACCCCCAAAGACATATCATATTCTGGTCTAAAAAACTTGGGGAGTCGTCTAAATGGATTAACTACTGTCTTGGCAAAGAATTTTTTAGCATCAGAGCCTGTTTTAGACTGAATACCGCCGTTTGTCATCTTTGTCCTTGTAGTATATTCAGTTACAAATAAACCAGCTACAAATGACTTACCAAACCTTCTTTTGGTCACCTCAAGCATCCCCATACATAATGGGTCCTGAATACAATATTCCATAAAATAGAACTTTTCTAAATCTGGCATCCTAAACTTTGGATAACCAATATCAATTGACCACCATTGCAAGTATAAATAGTGTAACCCAGTCAAATAAGTAGGCACCCCATTATTCATATACCAAAATCCATTCAATCTTCTATCCCACTCTTGCCTTTTGAATTCCTCTAATTTTTCATCGTAAAATTCAAGCTCATCGTCTTTTTTCTTTTTATCAAACTCATCCCACTTCTTCATTGTGTCGGCATACCAACTTGGCATCGGTATTCTTTTCCAATATTGCTCGCTTATATTTTTATCTCTCTCGTAAACACCCCTAAATTCTAATTGTTTGGTAATTATATTATAAACATATCCATCTGGAGGAAGATTACACTTCAATCCTTGGATATCTATAATAGTCCCACCTTCAATTTTTTCGTACATAATTATATTCTTTTACCAGCCAACTCACCAACGGCATCAGCCATATTCTCTGGAGAAAATGGTTTTTTATTAACTTGAACTACCTCTTTTTTATCAGTTACTTCTTGATTTATTCCAGCTAATACTTCTAATGCCTTTATTGAAGCAGAAATTGTTCCCGCATCCACCCATATCTTTTGCAATCTCTCAAAAGTCTTAATCTTAGGGTCATCAATATCAATAGCTGTAAGACTAGTTTTATTCAATAACTCAGCCATCTCATTAGCCTTTCTATTTAAGGCATGATATAGCTTACCAATACCATCTTGCTCGTAATAAGCATTTCTGCCTTGTAAATAGGCAATTTGCTTTTCTAAATCCTTTATTTTATCTAATTCTACAGACATTCTAATTCTTTTAATTGTTTTGCATCTGATTTATTATACCCAACCAAAAAATCACCATTCTCAACCAATGCTGTCATATTACCATCTATGGCTATAATCTCATTTCTATCGTTACCTTCTGGATAATATCTTAATCTAATAATTCTTCCTTCTGTTCCATCGTCATTTTGATATATAATCTCATAATCACTTGAAATTACGGTATTAACTGCTCTGCCTTTTAACTCGCCACTAGTTATGTATAGTTTATTATTCATTACTTCTGGCTCTATGCCCTCAAGCATACCATTGTATGGCTTAAATATTCTTAATGCTGTAACAAAATTATTTAGAGCGTTCCATATGGAACCTTTTCCTTCTCTCCACATAAAACATTCTTCGATTGGTATTGAGAAATATTGAATATCTGAAGAAGCTTCAGTAGTAGGTCTTTGATAATTAAAAATCTTATAAGTATCATGAGTAGCATTATGATGGATAAGTATTTCAGCCCCAGTAGGTATGTCTTTAGAATCGACAACTTCAGCATTAACCGGTTTAACATATCGCATATTGAAATTGTCATATACTCTTTCTAATTTAATTTTTGTACCATCTTTAAATGTATGACTATTTTTACTTTCTAAATCAACCTTAATGATTACCCTATTACTTGGAGCTTTCAATTTCATAGTTTAATTAATTTAATACAAATGTAGCGCTAATTTAATTAATTTAATATTTTTTCAAAAATAAATTCCTAATAATTGCTTATATTTGTTGAAACAATTTTATAAAAAAAAATAAAAACCAAAAAAAATGGCAAATCACTTATCGGTTTATGTTTATCGTAGAAATCAATACGACTTAAACAACCCAAACGGTACACCTGCGACATCTGGTGTATTATTCTCACTACCTACGGTTGGCTTACAAGTTCAACCTACTACTGTGGTAGCAAATGGAGTACAAATGAATTCATTAATTCTTATGTACCCTAGTGGTCTTAATCAACCAGCTGAAAAATTATATAGTGCTGCAACAGTTGCACAGATAATTACAGCTATTAATGGTGGTGGTATTGTTACAACTACAACTACTACAGCAGCACCAACTACAACAACCACTGCAGCTCCAACAACAACAACCACAACTGCAGCACCTTAATTTAAAAAACAATTAAAAAAATAAAAAAATGGCAACAATAGTATCAATTACAGCATATCAAAGAAATCAATATGCTTTATTAAACTCTAACGGAACTCCAGCAACATCTGGTATTTCTTACGGATTCCCAGTAACTGCATTTGCAGCTTACCCAGCACCTGCTAATACTGTAGCTAACGGAGTAACTATGAATTCAATAGTCGAAGTAGCACCTACTGGTTTAAACCAAGTACCCGTATTATTTTATACGACTTCTACTGTAGCACAGATTAATTCTGCAGCAAACGCTTAATGAATTAGCCCCTATTTATTTAGGGGCTTTTTTATTTTCTTTATGTACTGTTTTTAGGTTCTTGTAGATTCTTTCAGAGTCTTCAATTTTACCATTAGCTGCGGCAATAGCAATTGCTAACCTTCTTAGTTTTTTTGCGGCTTTATTATTCATACATTTATTTTATCTGCCCTGCCCTCTGTATTGTTTTGGACGGGGTGAATGTTTGTTATAAGATTTTTTTGCTCTTCCTGATTTTTTCGTTCCAAATGTAACCTTGGATGAATTTGTAAGTTTTGCCATTATTGTTTGTTTTTAAAATAATCTTTATCTAATTCCCCGCCGTCCATTTTATTGGGGTAAACAAGTATGTCGTCATCGTAAAAGTTCCGCACCATGCCATTGTGGTATAATATGACTTTCCAAACAGTGTTTGTGTCTGAGCCGTAGTCGAGCCATGCGATTGCTTTTCCATATCCAAGTGGGGTTTCAACATCTATTGTATTTTTTAATTCGTGAATATACATTAAATTTGGTTTTCATCTGATTTACTAGATAATAATTGTAAACTTGTAACTCTAGCGTGAAGCTGCGCCACTGTTTCCTTTGTTTTATCATTAAGATATGTTTTTGCTTCTGGCTTCCCTTCCATGTAAATCAAAGTACCTTTTTTAAGATAGTTGGCTACATTGGTTTTGTCAGTCCAGTAAGCGCAAGAAACCCAAGTTGTTTTATCTACATCTTGTCCTTGTTGGTTTTTAAACTTTTCGCTGTAAGCCATTGAAAAATTAATTACTGTTTTTTCATTTACATTGTTTACTGTTGCATCTTGTCCTAATCTTCCGATTACTGAAATTCTAATCATTGTGTTTTGTTTTATTGTTAAAAATTAATTTCTGTTCCATTATCATCTTTGTAAGGCGTCCAATTATCAAATGTTTTTTGTACTGACGCATCGGGTCTTAAAATTATATTTTTATCATTTATAATTTTTTGTAATGAATCCAATCCATTGAATAAAAATCTTCTAGTTTGAAAATACATTTGAAATAAAATAAATCCTTTCTTACCAACAATCTTTTGTCTTCTAATCTTTTTGCTATGAAATTCACAAGATGGATTACTAGGGTCTGTTTGAGCAAAGGGTCTATGATATACAAGGATATTATCTAGTTTATTGTTCCACATTGCACCATCAGTTAAATCAAACACATCTGGGCAAGGATAGTTACCATCAGATGCTTTTACCATTTTAACAGGGTGAGCAATTATCCAAAAGAAAATATTGTTTATCTGCGCAAATCTTGAGAACACAGACAATACCCATTCAAGATATTTATCACTTCTTGAAAATTTTTGATATTCGTTTGTCAATTGGTTAAAAGGGTCAATGTCTACGCCATCAACATTCTCTTTCACAATTAACTCTAAAAATACTTCCATCACATATTGTGGAGTAGGCGAAACATCTTTAGGATAAACATAAAATATATGCTTACATACTAAATCGTAAACATATTCATAAACTTGTTTAGATGGTCTATGTGGATTTGCAGGACTACAATCACATCCTAAAATAATCTCTACAAAATCATGGTAATATTCTTCTGGTGGGTTATCTTCTGGTGAAAATGTAGCAAACTTTTCTCCGTATAACATTATACGCATAGCTTGGTACCATTTTTTAAACGAAGATTTACCATAGTTACCAATACCAGTAAGAACTGTAATCTCTCCTCTCTTTGGTTTAAACTTGTCATCCAAATCGGGTACTCCAATACCATCTACTTTAGCATATCCTTCATCATAAATTCTTAAAGCTTGTTCTTTTACATCAATTCCGTAAATAACATCTTTCAGTTTTAATCCTTCATCAAATACAGCTTTCTCTACCTCTATTTCCTTTTTAGAAACCTTATCAACTAATATTTCTTTATCAAATGATGCACTTCCAAAGTTTTTTGAATTTGCCTTGTATGCAGAACGTATTGCCCTATCTGCCTCACTTTTTGTAAACTCAGAATTCGTAATAAACTCTGTATGAATCATAGAATTTGCTGCAGTTTCATTTATACCAAAACGACAACAAGCTGATGCTAATTTAAATATAAAATTATTTCTTTCCCCCGTAACAAAAGCCTCATTTTTATTAGATAACCAAGTTAAAACATTCTTAAATATTTTTTGGTCATCATCGTTTTTCTCATAAACAACAACCTTTTCAGTTTTTTTAATCTTCTTAAAAATTTCAGCTTTGTCGTTTATGTAAATTTCCGAGTCGTAACTCTCATAACATACTCTGCTTTGGTTAATTCCGCTTCGGTCAATTTCTGGAAACACTTCTTGTAATGCTTGGAAATGTTCTCTATGTTTTTCACCATTTGCTACTTTTACCAAAGCTTTTAATCCATTACCAGATGGGCTAATCCAACAAGCAAAAACAAATGGATGTGAAATAATTTCATTTTGCTTATCTCTAAGCTCAAATACGTTGTCAAAATCTAAAACTATGTACCCACTATGCTTAATTAACTGAGCATCAGTTCTATCAGGGCCAAATTTACCACTAAAACACACCGAAGGAAGGTTTAGTTTTATCTTATTTGCTTTTTCTTTATCAATTGTTCCTCTAATTTCAGATACGGTTGATTTGCTTTTACCTTCTTGTATTCTTTTTAACGCGGCTTCAACAGAAATGTAATTTGGTTCCTTAGAAAAGATGTTTTTAAAAATTGTTATCATTATTCAGAAATTGGTTTAAAGGCGTTTCTAGCGGTTTCTAATTCGTTTTGATACTTATTATCAATTCTATGAGAAAGTGTCTTATTTTGGCTAATTTTAAGCTCAAATAAGCCTTTCCACCCATTTGCCATAGATTGTTTTATAATTTCAATAGCATTTTCACAATTTTTACCAGATAACCTAACTAAATCATCAAATGCAGCTTGTTCACTTTGAACTGTTTTATAATTAAATTTAAATTGCTTGCTTTTGTAATCTTTCCATAAATCCCAATATTCTATAATTTCTTCCCCAACAAATGAAATTTTAATTTTTTTTGTCCCTTTAACCATATCCTTATCCATATCCTTATCCATATCCTTATCCATATCCTTACGCCCTTGTAAGGGCCTTGTAAGGGGCTTATTTTGCTTATCTAGCAAATTATTTTTTTCAAGCAATATGATTATACTATTATGCGCTCTATTGTCTGGATTTAAACCAGAAGGGTACTGAAATTCAATAAAAGAAGGTATAAACCACTTATTACCTTTATCAAAAATTATAATCTTTTCATCAAAACTTTTAATAGCCTCTTTCAAATCAATTTTTTCTCCTATTCTTATCTGTGCTACGTCAATATCAACTTGCCATATACCTGCGTGGTCACAATCATCACAAATATATAGCCAAAGGAGCTTATAAGCCCCTTGTAAGCCCCTTATAAAAGGTTTTTTCCACTTTTCAGTATCAGTAAATCTCTTAGCCATTTTCTTAAATTAATCATTAATAAAATCAGTGTCCATTGCTCTATTTATCTTCGCTAAATTTGTATCAGATAAATTCATTATCCTCTGAATAAAAATAGAATAAAGTGTAGGGTATGGTATTTCTGTTTTTCTTGAAAGCCAAGCTAGTGGCCTTTCTTCTTGTTCAAGATAAAGAAGTATCTCATCTTTTACATTTTGTTTTTCCATAAATAATTTGATTGAGGCACAAAGTAATAACTAATATTTTTAATTACAAAATTTATTTTTTTAAAATTATATTTTATTTATTTAATTTAATTAATTAGCTTTGCAAATGGAAAACAGAGAACTAATATACGAAATGGCTAAAAGATTAGATTTAGTTATTGAAGTTTGGAAGGAAGGTAAATATATCGGCAAATTTAGATACATAAATAATAAACTGCACAAATGGAAAGATGGATAACCGAAGATGAAATAATGCACAGGATTAAAAATCATCCTGACTTAACTAAAGATGATAAAGAAGATTTTTACTTTGACATACAGATGTTATACATTGGTAAAAAAGGTCAAGAAAAATTAGATAAAGTAGTAATTAAAAATCAAGAAAGAAATAAAATAAAAAAAGATGGCATACAATAGTACAATAATAACAAAGAAAAAGCGTTGTGTTAATTGTGGCAATATTGATTATTGGTTTTCCAAAAAGATGTGTAAACAATGCGCCACAGTACATTCTACGCAAAAGAGATTAGAAGAATTTGAAGATGATACAGAAAGTTTTCAGAATCTTGTTCAAGACCTTGACCATGTATTTAGCCAATACATTAGAAATAGATATGCAGATAAAACAAGCATCGTTGAATGTTATACTTGTGGTAAAAAACATACAATTGCAGAAATACAATGTGGTCATTTTATGGGTAGGTCAAATTTAAGCACTAGATGGATGGAACAAAATTGCAGACCACAATGTATGGAATGTAATTACTTTAAAACTGGTAATATAGAAGAATTTGAATACAAATTACACGAAGAAAATAATGCTATAGTTGAATATTTAAGAGAAACAGCTAGGCAAACAGCAAAACCTACAAAAGATGAGCTAAAAGGCTTAATCCTAGAATATAGGGCAAAGCTAAACTTGGTAAAAAAGAAATTTATTGAAAAATAATTTATATTTTTACGGTGGTTATCATAGTTTGTAGATTTAGTAGTTTAGCCCCATGTTTTAGAATGACATGGGGTTTTTTATCGCTCAAACATGAGCCGATTATCAGTCATTTACGGCTCAAAGTTGCTTTATTAGGTAACTTTTATGATTGATAAGTTTACTATTAGAGAACTTTGTAACCAATTTGGGAACATTTATTCGTACTAAAAAGTGTGATTAACTTACATAAATTGGTAGTGATAAAGTAAAGCTGATACTTGACTAGACCTCCCCTTGTCGTAAAGCTATAACTTGACTAAATGACAAAAAAAGGCTCCCAAGTAGAAACTTAGGAGCGATACCAGTTAAACCTTTAACTATGTCTTATGCGGATACAAATATATACAAAAATTTAATTAAATTTATTTTTTTAATTAAATTAATTAAATTAATTTTGTTCCAAAACACACAATATGGCAAGAAGTATTTCTCCCGATTCGGTTTCCAGTAAGGTAGCCGATTTAACATTAGGCGAACATCTTAGATTAAACAACCCATACACATCTGTAATGGTTATGGTATCCAATTTAAAGAAAAAAGAAGCCCACAAAGATAAATTATTTAAGATTAAAGCTACTGACAATACTACTACTGTAACCAGAATAAAATAAACCAATATTATGCATATACAAACGATTAACTACACTAGAACATTTAATTTAGGAAACTATTCTTCTGAAAAAATTGGCGTTGAATTTGCTCTTAACGAGGGAGAGTCTGCTACAAAGGCTCTTGACTATGCAAGAGAACTTGTGGAAGAATATCACAAGCAAAATGTAATTAAATTAAAAGATTTAAACGAATTCTACCAAGAAGTTCCAGATGAAATTATTCCTACCCAATCTAAAAAATCTTTAGCTGAAAAAACAATAGAGTTTATCAATGCCTGCAATACTAAAGAAGAGTTAAGGGCTTGGGAATTAATGGCTAAAAATAATCCAGAGGTATTGGAAGTATATAACGCAAAACATAAATCTTTATAACTATGAATTGGAATGAAACACTAATCAGAGCAAGCTCTGTAGGATATATAATGACCGAACCAGTAACCAAAGCGGACAAAGAAGCTGGGTTACTTTCTAAGACCGCACAAAGACATTTGCTTGATGTTTATATTTCTAATAAGTATAATAGGAGTAAAGATATTCAAACAAAGCAAATGAAAAAAGGCATTGAAGTAGAGCAAGAATCGATTGATTTATTGTCTATGTTCTTAAAAAAACCTTTTACCAAAAATACGGAAAGATTTTCAAATAAATACATAACAGGTTTGCCAGATATTATTGATGATGGAATTATTGATATTAAATCTAGTTATGACCTATGGACATTCTTAGGAAATATCCCAGACAAGCTTGATAATTTATACTATTGGCAAATGATGTCATATATGTGGCTGACGGGTAAAACTAAAGCTACTATTGCTTATTGCCTTGTAAATACACCAGACAATATTATCCAACAAGAGAAGTATTACTTACTCAAAAAGTTAGATGTAATTTCAGAAGAAAGCCCAGAATTTGTAAGAGAAGCTATGAAGCTAGAATTAAACATGAAATTTGATGATATAGCTATGGAAGAAAGAATACTAATGTATGACGTTAGTAGAAACGAAGATGATATTTTACGCATTGAGCAAAAAGTAGAAAAAGCAAGAGAATTTTTACAAGATATTGAAAACACCCACAAAAACTTTAATAATGGCAAAATCTAAAAAAGAAAAACAATTAAACCTCCCGCAAGATGCACAACCACTAGACGGATGTGATTTCTGTATGCAATTTGATTATGACGAACCTCATGTAATTGGCGCAAGCGAAGATGCTGATGGAGTTTTAGAATTAGTAATCAAAGCTTATTTAGATGCAGGCTTAACTTTTGTATGCCCAACTACACAAAAGAAATTAAGAATATACGCTAGACCATTATCAGATAAAGGAAAAGAAATTCTAAATCAACAAAAGGAAGTTAAAAATTAACGAATGAAATACTCTTCAAGTTTTAGTCACGATTTAAACTTTGGAGAAAAGGCAGAAGATTGGCTTAATAATTTATTTAACAATGGTAAGCTTATCGAAGTAAAAAGCGATAGGCTAATACATAAAACTGGTAATTTATATATTGAATATAAATCTAGAAATAAACCAAGCGGATTGGCTACCACTACGGCTAACTATTGGATATACAGAATGGATGTGCTTGATGCTGCTATTTTATTACCAACCGAATCGTTAAAAAAAGTATGTAGAGTATATTATAAAAACAATGAGTTTAAAATGAAAGGAGGGGATAACAATACTTCCGAAGGATTTTTAATACCACTAATAAGATTGCTAAATGATTTAGCATTATTAAAATAAACTAAGATTTTTTATGAGCATTGGCAAACTTGCGAGCAGCTTCAACGCTACCGAAACCCCAAGCTTTTAATGCTAACGCTTTCCTTGTTGGTTCACCATTAGGTTTTTTCATTGCTCCCATCATTCCTGAAAAACGAGCTGCAAAAGAAACTCTGCGAGGATTAACGCCAGATTTAACCGGAGCTTTTAAATTGCCACCAGTTTCAGAATTATAAGATGCTCTGCCTTTAGCGTTTAATCCGCCTTCAGGATTTTTACCTTCTTTACGTTGCCAAGCTCCAGCCATAACTATTTTTTTTCTTCTGATTTAATTTTCTTTTCTTGCTTTAACATTTCTGGAGTTGGTTTTTTACCACTTCCTTTGTTAGCACGAATATTATCCCATAAACCGCGTGGAGAATACGAGCCATCTGCTCGCTTCATCATTTTTAATTTACTTTTCATATTACTTTAAACTTAATAAATACAATGTTTCAGCTATTAATGTAGCAATTTCATCTACTTGATTTTGAACCCAAGATTCTTGATAAATTTCTTTTCTTTCTTCTTGAATTGTCTTGTATAAAGATTTAAAATATTTAACTACTTGTTCTGAGTTTTTATAATCTGCTGGGCTATCAATTTGATAATGCATAGGTCTATCGTAAATACCACTTACGCTTTCTACTAATCCATCTGTTAAACCAAGGATACCATCATAAAATTTACCCAAGGCTTTATGAACAGCATATGAATCGGTTTGATGGTGCCAAACAACGGCTTGTTCAAATGAATCTTTAAGATAAGATACAAAGTATGAGAATTTTTCTTCAGCCATAATATAAAATTTTAGCTAAGATACGAATTATTTCCAATTCTCTGACTTCCATATAGCCAAATCTAGACCTTTTAAATTTTCAGGGGGTGCTGGTAAGAAATTAGCTATTTCTTCCAAATTTGGGGCCTCTGTGTGATAAGGAGGCATATTCTTGAAAGGAGCGCCTCTTTTAACTTGCTTTTCGCCATAATTGTCCATTAAATAATTTAACACAGATTGCGCCGATGTCAAATTCTGCTCTTTTTGAATCATATCCAACTTATATAAGTCAAATCTAACTCCAATTGGTTTGCTTTTTGCCATAAATTTTATTTTAAAATGCTTCGCAACTTTCTGCGCAACCATCTAGTTTATCAAACATTGTTAATTGTCTTAATTCTGCTTGACTCATTTTTGCCAATTTTCTTATATCAAGAACAGATTTATTTTCTCTATAAAAATTAAAAGGAGGTACTCTATCGTTATCTCTTGGATTAAAATCTCCATATTTTTTTTCCATCTCTTCCCACCATTCAAAACTTTTTGGATTTCTTAGCATATTACGAGCTAATCTAGGGAAGTCTTTTTTCCAACAATTATCGCAATTACCTTCATCTGGGTGTATATCTAAATCAAACGATTGTTTATCCCACCATTCTTTTACCATCTGCTTAGTAATTCTATAATCTACAAATGGATAAATAATTTTATCATTATTTTTATTTACTCTTTTAGGTTCGTCAATCCTAATACCCAATGCTTTATAATAATCATTCCAACCTATTGACCTTAAATAACTTTCAATTGGCTTAGTTTTCAGTTGATTACTACAAAAAGGAACTCCAGAAGCAGGAACGCCCAAAACTGAAATCATTTTTTCAAATGGTTCACCTTTTCTACTTGCTGTTTCATATGTAACAATTTTATGAGAAGTTTTATACCCTTTTCTTGATAAAAGCTCACCTTCATCAGAAAACCTTTCAGATTCTACCCAAATAATAGGTATATTCCATTCTTGAGAACATTCATCTACAAAAAATAAAGTTTTTTCCGCTTCTTTCCCAGTGTTTGCAAAAACAACAATTTTTTCCCAATTATTTCTATCGTCCCATTCATTAAATAAATACCACAACATATAACCAGAAGTCCTTCCTCCACTAAAAGATATTAGCAACTTTTTCATATAAAATATTTGTAGCTACAAAGATAGGACAAATTTACCAATGTAGCTACACTATATACACTATTATACCCCCTATAACCCTATCCCCCTACCATGCATAACACTAGCAATAGCATGCCCATACCACCACATAAACCATACCACCAAGACCATGTAACCAACCACCTCCATAACCCACC